AGTGAATTATCGTCGTTATAGCGAATTGAAGCGGGTTGATCATAAACAACATCACCTTGAAACCCTTGAACTTCATCAAAACCGCGAAATTTACCAAATCCCCGGTTGAAATCATACACTTCAGGCGCTAAACGTGCCTTTTCTTGTGCAGTTTTAGGGTACGGATTGCCAGTTGCAGCTGCCCACAGTGCATAATCTTGCGGAGAAACGGGCATTTTTATAGATATACCTAGATATAACGATTTTAGGCGCAATCAATACAGTATTAACGCCAGGAAAGATCCCCTAACGGCCTTAAAAACCTAGCTTTAAGGGTGAAAATCGGGGGAGACATCAAGCTCGCTCTGCTCGCAGGAGCGTGCGAGAGGAAAAAAAGAAAGGGGTGGGAGTATATGCTCCCTCCGGTCGCAGGAACAGCCGTAGAGAAAGTTCTATTCGGATGTGTCCTTTGTTTTATTACTGTGAGCTACGCAGCAATGCTTCAGCAGGCGGCGAACAATGTCTACGCCAAAGATTCTATCGGCGGCGCACCAATCTGTGGCGTCCTGCCACAGTGGTTTGTTGAGGAATTCGAGAAGTTCGTGGCACTTAAGCCCGAAGCAGCCAGCTGGAACCAGCGGCAAATCGAGAACACTATGGCCAACCTCTGGGTCCTCGATCCCGAAGACCTCATCTGAACCGGAGAAGGGGGAGCAACCGCTCCCTCCGGTCGCTTTTTGAGTTTTCCACAGGGTATTTATACCTACCTACACACCCTATTCTCCCTTAAACCCCAGTCATACCAACGCTTCTTAGCTATTTTGTCAGGATATCTGTTACAAAATTGGTTGCACTTTTTCCACAGGCACTAAATCTTTTTACTGGGATCTCAGCCACGATTTAGAGGCTGTTTGGCTGTTTGTCAGCCTCATCTTCAACCCTGATTTTTATATAACTAGAAATACTTTTAGCAAGATTGTTCAGAAGATTGCCTCCAGGAGCTAGTTATTCCTCCTAGATGCAGTCCTCAGACTGCTGTTCTTTGCTTGTTTTCTCATGGAGAAACTAGGCGCTGCAGTGTGCTGCGTTGCTATTGGCATAGCAGCCTTCACTCAGCTGACACTCCACTTGCTTGATCAGGCTACGGCTGAGCAATGCAAGAACCATGCGTGGCCTGCACACGCTGACCAGGTGCACCGTGACTGGTGCATCGCCAACAACTACGAACTCTGATCTAACCATGATCTTTATTACTACGGAGCACGGTCTCAAACTGTGCGACCAGCGAGGTACTTACCTCTATGACCAGCGCCAGGGGGAGGAGCCTACTCCGATCTGCTCGCCTGGTGCTGACTCTCCAATCCGCTGGTCACTCCAGCAGATGATTGAGAAGTGGGCGGATTACTCCGCCTACGGCAAGTATGAACTTCACCTGTGGTGAGGTACCGCTCCCTGCGGTCGCTTTCTCTTCTTGCTTGATCAGGAAGAGAAAGTTCTTTCTTTTTTTGTTATTAACTGATCCGTCAAAGCGGGTTCGGAGGTGCAAACCCTCCGGCAGTTATTGCCCCCAGCGGAGATGGGCACCGCACAACAGGAGAATCCTGTGGCCATTACTGAAGAGCTTTGGTTTGAAATCCAAGGCGCTGCAGAAGACGCTGTCGCTGCTGTTCAAAGCCAGAGGCACAACCCCACAGTCAAGGCAGTTGTTATATCTGCTGCGATTGTAGGTGGAGTTGCTGTGTATTGCAGCACTCCACATGGCCGCAAGACGGTGAAGACCCTGTTTAACGCAGGTCGTAACCGCCTTGCCAAGTGGGTTGCTGTTGAGCAACCCCAGGTGGTTGAAGCAGAAGTTCTTTCTGCTGAACCAGCTAATCCGTGAAAGCGGGGGACCAGGTGCAAACCCTGGTCTAGCTTTTGCCACAATCCTGTGGCTTACCTTCACTTTGCTTTGCTATGTCTTTTTTCAACAACCTTGTCAAAGCCAGCATTGCCGGTGGCGTTGTCATCGGTAGTGCTGTTGCCTACGCCCAGCTGAATGATGAGCAGCGTCAGAAGCTTCACTACGGTGTCAACAGACTGCGCCGCAAGGTAGCAGATCTGATTGCACCCAACGATGGTGCTTACACCATCCCCAAGGAAGTCGAGGCAGAGCTAGAGGCTCTGCTCAATAACGATGCCTTTGGTCGGGGACCCGACGACTGCAATTGATGATCCCTCAGAGGGAAGACAAAGTTCTTCCTTCTCTGTGATCTTCATGATCACATTCTTTGCACACTTCCTAACCATGGAATCATTCATCTACGAGAAAGGCAACGACGGTTATCTCGTCACCATCCGTGGTGATTTTGCTGAGATGACCAAGGTTGACCTCGACCGCCAGGTATCCAAGTACATTCGCTTGGAAGCTCCTATCGAGCACATCCGCTCCAGTGTGAAGAAGCTCGTCAACCAAGGCTACAAGCTGAGTAATCAGTTAGAACTTGGTTGGCAGCGTTTCATCGAAGCGTAGGACGAAACCGGAGGGTGCTATCCGCTCCCTTCGGTCGCTCCCTGCTATTAATTACTATGTCTTTTGAATTGTTTTCAAAACGCTGGAAACGAGATGACAATTGTCCATCTTGTTTGTATTCTTTAACCAGAAATCGTTGTGTTGGTTGTTCTAAAAGACGGCCCCACCATTTAACTAATTATTGGGTAATTGGTTATGAGGATAAGAAGAAACTCATGGTTCACAATGTTTTATGGGTTTTAGATACGAAACAACAAGTTCCGGATGGTTTAGAAGTAGATCATATTGATAGAAATGGAGAAAACAATTTACAGAGTAATCTTAGGCTCTTAACTTCTACTGAGCAGAAACTTAACACGCCTGCCAGGAAGAATTCAACTTCAGTATATAAAGGAGTTTCTTGGTCTAGGCATAAGCTTAAGTGGCGATCTCAGGTGCAACTTAACAAAGTTAAGATTTTTCTCGGATACTTTGATACTGAAATTGAAGCTGCAATTGCTTATGACTTTTACATGAAGACGCATGGACCTGAATGTAGCTATTTAAATTTTCAGTAAATGCTTTCACTTGGAGTTGTTTACAACTTCAATTGAAGGCTTTTGCCTTCACTATGATGAGTCCCTGCTTTGCTCACCATGTCACTTTCTGCTTTCATTGTTAACTTCATGAACCGTCATCGTGAAGAGCTACCTGCTTACATTGCGATGACGTTTGGAATAGGCATCGGAGGACTACTGTGCATTGGCTTGAACAAAGCGATCAACGCCAGGGTTCTTGAGCTTTGCGATAGAAATCTAAATCAAATTATCTACGTTAAGACAGCAGTAGGTGATAGCTACGGCTGTGTATCCAAGATGGTATTGAACGGGCCACCCGCTCCAATCAAACCATGAGAAAGATTTTATTCAATTCAATGATCTTAACGATCATTTTTTTGTTCTTGTGCCTTTAGTCATGACTCAACAAATGTATAGCCACGACACCATTTGGCTGCTGTTGCATAACATTCCTCTCATGGAATATGCACGGCACAATGAGCCAAAGTTGTGGCGGAAGTTCCTTGAGTTGGTTTCAGATGAGACTGCTCAAGGTTATCCCGATACATGGAACACAACCTTCCTGATCAATAAGATTGCGGAAGACTTGGGTTCCTACAAGCTGCTCCTTGATATCTGGTTGCAGATCGAGGAGCCGCTGAACGATGTCCTTAATCCTATCCAGCGTGACTGGATTGATGCTCAACTATGAACAACTACACCTTCTACATTCCTGGAGTCAACAAGCTGACTGGTCTTAGCCAGGAGGATTGGGACTTCTTGTGTGAGCGTGCGGAGGAGAACAACGTTCTACCTTGTACGCTTGCCGCCAGGATTATCGCCAACGAGTTGGCTCAGTGGCGTGATGAAATTCATTACGCCGATCAACAGGAAGGGCTTCGTGCAAATGAAGCCATGATCCAAGAGAAAGTTATAGAAGAGATTGTTTAATCTTTTCTTTATCTTTCCAGATGTCTGCACTTTGGGATTCCATGCTTTGCGTGGTTCCCTTTCTGCAGACTTCCAAGTCTGCTTTGCACAACTACCTAGACAACACCATGTCTGCTGCTAACAACGGAAACCTGGTCGGTACCATCGTGTCCGACATTGTGACCAAGAATCCTAACGATTCTCTCTCGGTTACACAGTTCCGTGTTGCTCCGCTCGATGCCAGGGAAGAGGATTCTCCGCTGCCTGTCATCGCTTACAACGGTATCGGTGACAACATCACCAAGCGTTACAACAAGGGTGACACTGTTGCCCTGACGACACGCTTGCGTTATGTCACCTGGATGACGCCAGAAGGTGAGCCCCGTGGTCGTATGGAGGTTATCGTTACCTCTGTCAACACGGTTCGCCTTGGCCAGATCTCAACAGCTCAACGGGCTGCTGAAGCTGCTGGTGTCATTGAAGCGAGCACGATTGACAAGTCCGCTCGCTCTGCTGCCACCGCTACCACCAGGGTTCCTTATGCGCAGGAACCGACCGCTGAGGTTGTTCCTTTCTGAGCAGAAGGTTAGCCCGACTCTTGCACTTAAACCTTCCGGGTTAGTACATCTGTATTAGCCCGGTGGTTTTTCTGCAGGACTCATCTCCTGCATAATCCTTTGCACTCTGCCAATGGGCCTCGACCAGTACGCCTACATCAAGTTCCAACCTGAGTATGAGAACTGGCTGTTCCTTATGGAATGGCGCAAACATCCCAACCTCCAGGGTTGGATGGAACGCCTCTGGCGCAAGAAGATGAACAGCAGTGAACCATATGAGAAAGATACTTCAATGAACGATGAGTTCAATGGAGTTGAAGTTGAACTCACCCTTGAAGACATCCTTCAGTTACAGCAAGACATCAGAGATGACAATCTTGATGGTGGCTTTGGCACCACGACAGGATTCTTCTTCGGTAGTAATGCCGACGATGAATACAAGTGGAAAGATCTTAGCTTCTGTGATCGTGCCAAAGTTGCACTGAAGAATAACCATACTGTTTACTACTACAGTTCTTGGTAATTCCCTTTGCTTTTAAATCCACCTACTTTCTATGAACCATGAACAAATCTCTACAAGATCTCCACCCGGTTGAGTTCATTTTTGTTTGCATCCTCTTCATTGCAGCAACAATCCTCAACCTATGCACACCCTCCAACCCTACCGAAGCGAAACGCCCATCGAAAGAACCGAGCGGTTCAAAGAATGGTACGAACGCTACACCGAATACGAAGGTGAGCCGACCACGATCACGGTCCACCAAGTCTGGCACCAGTACGGTGGACCAGAAGAAGGAGGATGGACCTTCCCTTGTGGTTACCCCGTCGAAACCGTCTGCATCTTCTCGCAAGCCCAAGCCCTCAGGGTTCTCCACGAACTCCACGAGAAGTACGACAGTGAAGACTACGAGGACGATCTCTACGACATCTGCTTAGCCCAGGGCTACGCTAAGTTCTACCCAGAGACTCGTCCTCACTACGAATGATCTGCTTACCTAATCCAACAATTACTCAACAAATGTTTCAAGTTATTTGCACGCCCAAACACTTCGCATTTAATGGAGGTGGTGATCTTTGGGCTTTTGATTATGACTTTGAAGGTGAATCAATTGTCGATGAACCTTTGATGCCTGAAGCAACGGAACTTGTTAACCGTTTGCTCAAGTATAAATACCAAGAACCTACCTCCAAGATCTCCATCATCTTTTGTTCTTTTGGCGTTGTCAAAGAACCTGATATTGAACTTAAATATGTAGGTCCAAAAGATGAAGGCAGTCTATATGAAGTTGTAAACCCTTCAGAACCTGATCTTGCAATGACGATCTGGTTGTGTCCAGTCTTTGATAGTTTCTACAATGAAAGACCTGAACAACTCTTTGCAGTTGTTGAACGTTTAGATTAGTCTAGCAACCAGGATGGAATACCACCACCAAATAATTCAACAGGTTTGATATTTCCACTAGGAAGAATCAAACTGTGTTGCGATCCAAGTGGATCAAGAGAACCCATCATGCCTGCTCTCTGATAAAGAGAAGCTCTCCTTAATGATGTGGGTTCGTTAGCAAGAAGCAAAGCTTTACCAGGATTAAGTTCCATTAACCGTGGCACAACTTGGTTCTGGTAAACATCTTTAACTGCTCTCAATACTGAACGGCTTTGTCCTGCACCTAAACCTTCTACTGGAGCTGCCATTGCTTTGCCAACTGCAGCGCCAGGCCACTCAAACGAAACACTTCCTATGCCTGCAATTTTATCGCCAGCTGCATAGAGCTGTTGCAATGTTTGAGGATTGGCAGTCAGCATTGTCTGCCTATGAACTAATGTTTTAATCCGATCTGCTAAGTCTTTAACTCCACCAAGATCTGTTACGGTAACTTGCAATGGACCAAGACCTGTCTCTACCAATTCCTTCACGGCGCGACCGGCGCCAGGGAGATTAATCTCTCCCATTCTTCCAAAATATTTCAGAACATTTTCAACTGTCTGCGGTTTAGTAACAGGAACCATCTTGGCTCCAGTTGCTAATGACCTAGCAGCTGCCATTCTGATTGGAGTGGCAGACATTAATTACCTATAATTACTTTCCTTTATTTTAATTTCAACCCACTTACCACCAAAACCATGACTGCACCTGAAAACGTTTTTGTTCTCAAGCATCTTTCAATGCCAACAGAGAAAGATGCTGATCCTTACGGTGATATTCTATTTTTCTCCAGGAAGAGCGGATGGATTATCACCAAGCTGGAGGATGCACAGGAAATGATTGACGATTTTGATTGCACTCACTGGACATGGACTCCAGAAGTACCAACAACTGATGACTATGAACTGGACTCCACTAGGACTGAACAACTCAGGAATACAGGTTGGCTCAAAGATTAATTAGACATAAAGAAACTACTCAAGATGGGGGTGATATCACTCACTTCTTCAGTACATATGAACTAGCGGGCGTCATGTTTTCCTTCATGGCGTCCGCTTTATCTTGACGAATTGCATACCAAGTCTGCTTGTTGCTACGGATTGCGGTAGCCTTGGCTTTGTTCAAGTAGGTGATCAGTGCGCTTTGCATGACTTCCTCGTGGAATCTGTATTAATTTATACAATACCAAGAGGTCCAGGGTATGCGTAGTTCACATCGTTACACAATCATCAGTTAACACCAAGATCTGGGCATCTATTCAGCAACGCCGCGTCCAGGACAAGCTGGAAGTGTAAGTCCCAGACCCTTCACCTTTCTAATCATGCACGAATCTCCGTACATGGGTTGGATTGTTCCTAACTCTTGGCAAGAACCAGAGTATGAGGACGATCAAACCGATCAAGTTCCAGAAGATGAAAGTGATTTTGATGACGAAGGGTTATTCACTCTTCGTTAATCACATCATCTTCATTGCCCCTCTGCACACTCACCATGTCCCACAACATTACTGACATCAGAGACTTTCACACTCTGATTTACGCCATGGAGAAGAAGGTCAAGCAACTTCTTCTTGAAGACCAGAAGAGGCATCAAATGGATGCAGAACCTTACTGGTCTCTGGAGATCATCGAAGATGAGATTCTCCCAGCACTGGAGAAGTTCTTGGAAGTCTGGGATGACGATCCAACTCCCCAATATCTATACGACAACACAGGTGGTGAGCCTCCTGTAACAGCTGCTGAGATGCACACCGCTGCATGGAAGCAGCACCAGGAGATGCACTCCTGAATCGCAAACAGGGGCTAGTACATCGTTACTAGTCCCGCTTCTTCATCAAAAGCCATGCGTTGCGCTCAATGTGACCACCCCAGGCTGCGTGTTGATCGTACTTATGCAGATACTGCTGAAACAATTACACGCTGTCGCATTTGTCCTAACTGCGGTTATAAAGTTTTCACTGTTGAAGTTGAGCTTCCACCAGGCACAGCCCGTCACCAGCACGGTGCTGAAAGCTTGAAGCGATTGCCTGGCGGACTACGCGTTCACTTCTCTTGACGATGAAAACTACTTACATCAAGCTGGCTTACCGTAACAACGGTGACTGGCAGATTGTAACGTACAAAACAGATGACCCTCAGTGGAGAGAAGCATTTCTGATTCTCCGCAACACCTTTCAATCTGTTCGTATCCTTTACACCTGATCACCGCCATGGGTAAGAAGAAAGACAAGAAGAAGCAGGATAAGGAACAGCTTCCTGTTTCTAATCATGCTCTCAAAATTAAATACATTCTGGATCACTTTAACTTTGACAAAGTTCAAGAGGCAATGATTGCATTGAACTGGGTGTGGCAACACATGGATGATCCAGATGATCAAACCATGCGTGTTCCTACCATTGAACGCATGAAACAAACTGCTGCACATCTCCTTTATAACGCAGCTACAAGTAAGGAACGTTACTTTGCAACAGGTGGATTCCATGCTCAGCGTTATGAAGAAGGAGACATTGCTCTTCAATTCATAATTGCTGAGTACGATACATGTGATGACACCATGTAATCGTGACTACACATCCCAAGTTTTTTATCTACCGTAACTCCAACAAACAACTCGTTGCTAAAGCCATGAACAACATTGATTGGGAACCCAACGACAGCACCAAGGATCTCAGCAAGACTGATGCTCCTACCATGCGTCAACTGGCTGGGATGCAGCTCGTCGCCAGGATGAAAGAAGCTGCAGACAAAGTAGGTGCTGGTTTTGTTGGTGGCTTCATTGATGAGAATGGCAACCGCTTCATGATGTCCAACATGGGCGAAGACTGCATGAAGGAAGAAGAAATCATGAAGCAATTAGAACAATACAGACGTGAAATAGAGGGAGACTTCTAAACTATTGTCCAATAAAACTTTGGTAGAATATAACATAACTACCAATTAATACAGTGCCTGCTAACCCTTACGAATCTGGTTTCTTTGCCCCAGTAACACTACCTTCTGGTGCTCAGCCAGTTCCAAGAGGCCAAGCAGGTCAGGTTATTCCAATGATGGGTGGTGCAACTGCATCACCCTTACAACTAAAAGGCGGATACCGGAACATCTACGGTACACGTGTAGGTGGTACTTACGATCCACTTACACAACAAGCTGGCGTAGATGTTCAAGTTCCTATCGGTGATCACCAACGACAACTCTTCTTTGGTGTTAATGCACAAGGCAATCCTCAAACTAAAGACTGGGGTGCAACTCTTTCTCTTACAAAGAAGATTGCCCCCAGGACTCCAACAGCAGGAGAAGCTATCAATGCAATCACTGGTGGAGCATTAAACCGCGCTGTACCTGGTGCACCCGGCGTAGTTCAAGCTGATTTACGTAGCAACTTTATGAACAGCTTGACACCAGAGCAACTTCAACTGCTTGGCCAAAACGTAAAAGAGTATCAGCGCCAGGCTGTTGATGAAGCTTTAGGTATTCGTCAAGGTGCAGAAAAGTACGGCTTTCAATTAGGTTTTTCCGGTAGTGGTCCTCGTAATGATCAACAAGAACCAGCAACAGATTTAATTCCTGAAGGTTTGTATCCTGATCAAAAGACTCCAGGTAAAGATCAACTCGATTATTTTATCCAAGAACGCAAACTTCTTGATTAAAGATCGTGTACAACATCTGGAATGCAGCACTCTATGAAATAACTAACATCCTCATTGATTACAACAGAAAATTAGAACTTAACCCATGGATCAAAGCAATCCGTCTTCATTGCTTCCCAGACTGGGTAGCATGGAAGACCGAGCGCACCATGGGTCGAGTCGATCAACAAATTGAGCAGCTCCAAAAGGAGATGCAGATTGAACACGATAAGAAATATGTAACACCAATCATCAAAGAGCACAAGCCTGATCAGTCCAAGGCTCAGCAGCTTCTGGGTGGTACCCTACAGATCACAGCTCCCTGGTACAAACCAGAGGACAAAAACTAATTGCGTGTACACTGCAGTGAACCTACACACTGTTTACGTTAGAACCATGAAGATGCGGCAGTCTCCAGCTGATCAGAAACAGAATCAATTCATTGAAGCATTACAGAGTGTTCATACAAAACTTACGAACCTTCTTGAGGATCCTCTCTTTATTGATAGTATTCATGGCGAACAAGAAATGGGTCTCGACCTTGCTCTTGAACTTATTGATAACATCATCGCTCGGATTGACCCCAAAGACACCAGCTCTCAAGCCGAGCTGATGGATCGCCTAGAGCTGACTGCTGTAGATGCAGACTGAGATTCATCAGACTCATCACACTGTATAACAAGAGTCATCTGCTCCTAGCCAGTGCTCCTAACCTATTCATGCCGTGGTCCACCTCCTATTGGTTGTTGGATCACGGCTTCTTTTTGCACACCATCCAATGTTCTCACCAGCAGAATACCTAACAAACCTCAGACAGATCAGTCTGCTCAATGGTTTGGTTACCCCACAGGGACAACTCCCTTCCATTCCATCCATCCCTAAGATCCAATCGGCGCCAGCAGGAATTCCTGTTGTAGCAACTGTTCCAACAGCACCTGAATGTCACGACATCATCAGTGCTGTTGCATGTTCCCCTTTAGCAATCAATCTGGCAGGACTTTTTGCAGCTGGATTGATTATCACCGTATTCATCAAGAAGTACGGACCTTCTATCCTTGCTTGGTTTCGCGACAAGATGCCACGCTTTCTTGCTTCTATCCGTAGCAAGATCAGTAAGCAACGCACCGTCCTGCTACTCCCTGCATCTCAAGCCGTGGTGATGGGCTGATGTATCGCACAAAAGCACATCACTTTTACAAAGGGAACCAGAAGTTCGCCAGAACAAAACAGTTCTGGACTGTTTGGCGCAAGATCAGGATGGTCATTGGCATCATCTACGACAGTTGCTCCGTCATCTTGGTACTCATGAGTCTCGACAAGGTGTACAAATTCAAGAGCTGGCGGGTTGTTAAACCTTGGCAGGTCGCTACCCTTGTCGAACGCATTCCCAAGTTGTTCCGTACCCTCAGACATCACTTCACTTATGGGATCTAGCCGACTCCAGTAGTCACAAAATAATAAGCAAAACTTAAGGTTCACTCAAGGTTTTCTTATCCATCCATTGCTACGCTGGTTTGCCTACAAACCCTGTCGTAGCAATGGATTTCAGTCTTACAAGACACTGCACTTGGATAGGTTTGTGCCCCTCATAATTAATTACCGGATGGAAAATATCTCCCATGGAATCCAATATGTCGCCAGCTGAAAAACTTGCCTGGGCAATCCTTGCTCAACGTCCTGACGGCAAGAGTGAAGTCATCAAAATTACCAATCACATTGAAGCTGACCAAGCTGTGAAGGAGAACCCAACTCTCTACTTCAAGAGCGGCCCGTTCGTGCTACCTTAAGTTCACTCCAGGGCACATCCTCGTCACTGTGTCCTGGGGAACCTTCTTCATCTCAATGAAACTTCCTGTGACTGCTTACATCGTCATGATCCATCATGCAGATGTAGGTACCTTTGCTCCAGCCTTTCCCAATCTTGATGATGCCATTGAGTTTTCCAACGCAATGCGTCTCATCAACGACAATCTTGCTGTAGCAGAACCAGTTCCTCTGGTTTCTACGGCGTCGCCAGGTGGAAGCAAAGTATTAGACTGGGTTGAGCACTGACCCTCATTAAATAGAACAATAAGAACCTGTGTTATCTTGTATCGAGGTAACACAGATTTTTTATGGCCGTTGTTCTGTCCGTTAGCATCCCAGATGAGATGCACGCCAGGTGGAAATCATCTAACTTTGATATCAGTCCTAGTGCAATCTTTCAAAATGCATTGGAATCACAACTGACTGAAACAAATCAGCATCTAACCTACTGGAGCAATCGTGCTCTGTCTGCAGAAAAGAAACTGAAGACTATCGAGAAGTTACTCTCTGCCAGTGAGAAGGAGATTAAGAAATTCCTTTACTTTGAAGACATGTGATCTTCCTAACAATTAGTTAGTAACCTGTTCGGTAGACTACAATTAACAAATGCATCTGCATTTCCATGCCTGACAGAGGTTACCTTTTCTTAAGCGATGATCAACGTCTTGACATTGCCAGCTTACTAACAACGCTCAAAGGGCTTGGCATTGTACGAGATGAAACAGATTTTCAAAGATTTGTAGCTGGTTGTTTCTATCGTGGTCTCTATGATTACAAAAGAGATTTAACTCGCAGCGACTGCTGAACAACGAACCAAGAGAATCATTAAGACAATATAAATAACTTAATAAATAATTAAATCTATTTGAACAGGCTACCAGTACTGCTGCGTAGCTTCATTTTATTTTGCAGATAAATCAAGAAAAGGTTCTCTTGGAGAACGGCCCACCGCCACGTAAGAATATAGATATATACAACATAGAACTAAACCTAAATAGATACATATGTACCATCCCATAGATAAAAAAATGGACCGGGCACCACCCCAGTCCACTCCCTTTGCTTTGCACACACAAACTTCAGATTCCCTTTCTGAAGCTGCATTGCCAGTCTAGACAACAGTCGCTAGTATTTGCAAGCAAACGGCGCAACCTCATTTGCACACCCGCCATGCCTCCCTTTAATTTCCAACCTGTTCAACTGCTAGAGTTGTCCGATGCTGACTCTCCAAGCATTGATGTTCAAGACGGACAGATCATTCTGACTGCACAACGTGGTCAAGAACGGATCCGTATTACTGCTCCCTTAAAGCAGGTTCTGCCTCAGGTCAAGGCAACAACTGTTACTAAGCCACAACGTAAGATCACTAGCCCTCTACGTGGTCGGCACCTTCCTGGTGGCGATAAGCGTGTTGGTGAGCTGAACGGGATGGCTAAGCTGACAGAAGATACTGTCCGTGAAATTCGGTTATTTCTGTCAGATAAGAAATTTATCAATAGCTTTCACAGCACTCAAGCTATGTACGAAGAACTGTCCAAAGCTTATAACGTTCACTTCGCTACAATCCGTAGCGTTGCTCGTAACGAAAGCTGGAAGCATGTAAAGATCTGATGGAAAAGACTTACAGCATCTTGATCCAGTTTGGTGATGGAAAGCCTGTAGCTTCTAAGATCAGAGCAAAGGATGGAGTCGATGCTCAGGACAAAGCACTACGCTTAAACCCTGGTGCACGCTCCATCCGCATCACTGGTGTCTTAGAGGTTCATCTTCCAAAGCTGAAGCCTCTTCCTAAACCAAAACCAAAGGCAACTGTTCATCCACTCTTTACAGATGTTGATGATGCAGTTGTTAGTAATTACGTCAAGAACACTTCTCCTGACGTTCGATTACAAATCTGTCACCAGCTGCGAAAGGAAGGTCTAACTTATAGGGCCATTGCCAAACAGTTGGATATGGGTGAGACAACAGTTCGCACCTGGCTCAAAAACACACTGCCCTCCTAGTGAGGGCTTTTTCTTTGCACGTTTTGCACCATGGAATTCCGTCTTCCTGAACAACTGGCAAACAAACTGGTTGATTACGACCAGACTCTTAAACAAATCAAACCCAAGAAAGAACCAAGGGAAGCTGGCGCCAGACTTAAGCGGAAAACAAAGTTAGCTTTCCCTTGCCCTGACATCTTTTTTGATCTGACAGTAGAAAAAATCCACGAGATCTATGAAGAGCTTTGTTTCCGATCAGCTTCTTCACGTTATTACGTAGTTGACGTTCGTTATTTGATTGCATGGGATAAATGTTTACAAAGTAAAACAGAACATTGGTATTGCTGGACGATTGGTAATAAAGAATGTCCAATCATTCTTAGACATTGGTACGAGTCTCTTGATGATACTGAGTACAAAGAGTTTCGTGCAGATACATCTTTAAAAGATTTAAAGATTGCAAAAGGAAATCCATTCACTATACGCTACAAAGTAGAACGAGAACGTTTTGAAGCGTTTGATTCTTTCATCAGATCAGTTAATGCTCAACTTGAATTGCCACATCCTCCTGAGCGTTCTGGTATACGCACACAGCTAGGACTTTATGCTGCAAGTAAGTTCTTCTATCAACAACACTTTAATGTTAAGGATAAGGAATCTTTTTATCCTGCTGAATGGTTGGCTAATCAAAAGCTTTATACGCTAACAGAAGACTCTTTTAATCTCAAAACTAACAGCACCATTATCAATAGTAAATTTTATCAAAACGAAGTTAGAAAAGAAGCGGAAACTTTAAAGCAAAACATCTTAACTGAGCCTGTACATACTGAACGTATGTTGCACAAGCTTAGCTATATCTATCTTTTTCTTACTGTATTCCCTGATGAATACGATCGTTCTATTCATCTTTATAATCAGTTTGCTGAGTATAAATTCTCTACTCACTGGTCAACATGGGGAGTATTCTACAAGCTTGAGTATGTAAGGCCAGGCTTTAAAGGAGAATTTATGGAGTGGTTACGCTCTAAAATTACTCCACAGATGTTTGCTAACTGGATTTTAGAAGAGATTGAAATTAAACAAAAGCGTGATTACGATACAACCATTCGTGACACGATGGATATGTTAATGCAAGTCAGACGATATATTGATAATTGTGTAACTCCTAATCCTGAATACTTAAAAGAACCTAAGCGTTGGCGTCTTCAAGAAGTTCATGATCATTATGTTGGTATTACTCTTCAACTGGATAACCAACTGAAGAACTTACCTATGGATTTGATTCCGTCTCCAGTTACTTTTGAAACTGAAGTTGGAACCATTCATATGTTCCAGCCTTCTACCAACCACGAAGTCATCCGCTGGGGCAAGGCAGTCCGTAATTGCGTTGGTTCAGCTGGCTATGACGACCGTGTGCTTCAGCACAAAGCCTTCCTGGTCTTTGCTGAACGTAACGGGAAGCCCTGGCTGACCTCTCTGCTGACCCTGAACATGGGGATGCTCCACGTTGGTCAGACTGTCTCACCGTTTAATGCCAACCTAGAACCTGGTGAGCGCCAGGTGTATGAGCGGTGTTTACAGCAAGCACTTGGTATTACTGATCAACAGTAAGATAAAGCAACACTAGTTGTTGCTATGGACATTTCATCTGATGCTGGTCTCACCGTTACCTTTGACGAGGAGACCAGCACCTTTTCTTTTGAGTGGGATGAAGAGACTCATCCTGAGTACAACTTTATTAAAGATTTCACCGACGAAACTTTTGCTACCATGATGCGCGAGTACATCGAGAGCTTGGATCTCTTTCCCAATGACGAGGAAGCCAGCGACGATTCAACCGAAGTTCCAGCCAGGTGATCGGGTAGCAGAGCGCCCGAAAGCATCTCTAATCTCTGCTATCCGCAAGGAAGCACGAGAGATTGTTAAAAAGTACACAAGCCATCGCCGTGGTGTTGTGGTTGGCAACACCATCAAAGTACTGACTTCAAGCAATGGTCGCACCAGCAGGGTTTGCTACGTCAGTATTCTTTGGGACGGATTAAAAACTCCTTCTCAACATTCACAAATGCGTATCTGTTTAGAAGAAGAATTTGATAAGATCCGTCAAGATCATTACGCATTAACTGAGTAACGTTATCTGCTACTGGATTCAGCAGTCCCCGTTGTATAGTGGTAGAAAGACTGGTTGAATATGGCAGCTTTTAACAACATGCCAAACACAGTTAATGTAATCCAGGGACTTCTTGTTCCTGCACATGATTACGTTAGCTTGTCATATACAAGTGGCAACGTAACTGGTATTACCTATAAAGAGGGTGGCTCCAGTGGTATTACGGTTGCTACTTTGACTTTAACCTATGATGGTCTGAACAATCTTCTTACTATTACTAGGAGTTGATTGTGGCTTATCAGTATAATCCTTTCACTGGTAACTTAGATATTGTTTCAACCGGAGGCGGTGGAGGAGGTAGCGTCACGATTGCTGCTTCTGCTGCTGATGTGCTTGATGCAAGCTCTAACATCATCGGTGCTGACGATGCAGGTTCTGACAAGATTGTCTTTTGGGATGATAGTGCCAGCAAACTAACTTATCTTACGGTAAGCACAGGTTTAACTATCAGTGGCACTACCTTAACTTCTGAAGTAACATCTGCTGCTGTTTCAATTGCAGATATTATTTCTGTTAGCTCAGGTACTATCAGTGCTGACGATGCAGGCTCTGATAAAATAGTGTTTTGGGATGATAGTGATAGCAAGCTGACATACTTAACTGTTGGCTCTGGTCTATCAATTTCTGGCACCACAATCACAGCTACTGGTGGCGGTGGTAGCGTTACTGTTGACCCTGTTATTGCTGGAATGATCTTCTAATGGCTGCACCTAATTTAAAATCTCCTACAACAATCACAGGTAAGACAGCTCGCTATGCTGTTACAACCACCTTAGCTGCAGCACTAAGTAACGCTGCTGCAAGCAATAAAGTATTAAAGATCAATAGTATTTTTTGCGCCAACGTAGATGGTGTAAATGCTGCTGATATTAGTCTTTCTATTTTTGATGGTACTACAGATCGTTATATTGCTTTTACAATTGCTGTAGCACCTGATAGTACACAAGTTCTCAGCACAAAAGAAACTTATTTCTATCTTGAAGAAGGAGATAGTCTTCGTGCACAAGCTAGTGCAAATAGTGATTTAGTTCTTGTTATCGGTTACGAGGATATTAGCTGATGAGACTCGGAGTTATTGGCGGCACAGACAGCAAACGAGCATCAGGAGTTTATCAAGCTGATGACATAGTAGCGTTGCAAGATGCCAAAAAGTACGTAAGCCGCTTTGGTTACGACAATGTGTTCAACGCGCTGGCAAGTTCTGGTATTGAAAACGGTTTCGATGTCAGTCGTGATGGCCGGTATGTCTATGTATCCGTAACTGGAACTAGAACAACAGCCATCATATTTCAATACGAATGTTCGACGCCTTGGGATCTTTCAACCATCACCTATTCAGGTAAAAGCCTGGTAGTTGGTGATTGGGACCTTAACTGTAATGGACTTGCAATTAGCAACGATGGCACCCGTCTGTGGTTTACTGGACGGGCTGGTGCTACCGTCTGGTCGTGTACGTTATCTACGCCTTATGACCTTGCTACGGCCACGGTTGATGTAAAGAGGGTTTACATTGGCACGCAAGATCTATCGTCAGAGGGTTTCGTCTTTGGTGACAGTGGCACCAAGATGTACGTTTTAGGTAACACCAGTAGGATAGTGTATCAATACACACTGAGCACTGCGTGGGATGTCAGCACAGCTACTTATTCCACTAAGAGCTTTAGTGTAAACACTCAAGATACCAACGCACAGGGCATTTTCTTCAAGAGTGATGGCTTGACTTTTTACATGGTCGGAGCAACTACCGACACGGTGTATCAATACACGTTAAGTACCGCTTGGGACATTGCTACTGCAAGTTATGCCAGTAAAAGCAAAGCAGTTGGCACAGAAGAAATAAACCCTAGTGATGTGTTCTTTAAGCCTGACGGCCTCAAGATGTACGTCATAGGATCAACAGGTGACGATGTTAATGAGTATGACCTAAGCACGGCATGGGATGTCAGCACCGCTACATTCTTGCGTGTCTCTGCCACTGTAGGAGAGACTGCACCGAGTGGCTTGTGGTTCAAGGACGACGGCACCAAGATGTACGTTATAGGTCAAGCCAATGATGCCGTGCGTGAGTTCACGCTGTCTACTGCCTGGAACGTGTCAACAATTTCTTTTTCTAAGTCACTCTCGATTGGTTTTGAGACTGCTCCAACGGGCGTCACGTTCAAAGACGATGGCACTGAGATTTATGTCCTAGGTCGCACCAATGACTGTGTTTATGAAATTCAGTTAGGTACAGCTTGGGATACTGGCACCGCAAAAGGTTTTACTTATGTTGGCGGTACTGAAACTACACCAAGAGGTCTTCATATTAACAGCGACGGCACACTTTTGTTTTTAACTGGCGGCAGTAATAGCGTCCGCAAATACACGTTATCAACCGCCTATGAATTAGGCACGGCAACGTTATCCCAAAGTTTTTCAGTTACTGGAAGTTATGGCATTCATGTAACTGCAGATGGATTGCGGATTTATGTGACACTAGATAGCAATGCAGCAAACCCTGCGGGCGGCAGGCAAGTTCGACAAATTACGCTTACATCTCCGAACGATTTAACGACAGCAACACTTAGTACAGTTGAGTTAATTCCTTTGCTTGGATTAACTGGAACAGCAAGCACTCCATGGGGCGTCCGCGTTTCTCCTGACGGCACTCGCATGTTTGTGTTATCTGACAGCACTCAAGGTATGTACCAATTCTCGTTGAGGTTTGCATGATGCTCTACTCTTACCATACCTGTTGGCCCCAGGTTTTACCTTTTCGTATCCGTTTAAGCGATGGTTCTACACGTACAGATCCATCTACATTTACAGCAGAAGAAATTGCAGATGCTGGATACACTGGTCCGTACGTTGAACCTGCTTACAACCCTGAAACAGAAGTTTTAAACTGGGATCCTTATACTCTTACTTTTTATATCACTCCGAAACCACCGGAACCACCTGTTGATCCCATAAGTGAGTGACAAGATTCAGGCTACAGGAGCTTTTGATCCTTTAGTAGATGAATACTCATTCTCTATCTGTAGTGGTTCTCTTGTCGTTACGTTTGATTTCTTAAAAAAGGATGACATTGAACATTTAGTTTCGTGTCTTTCTTGTATGCTGGTTGACGACGAATCAGCCAACCGATGAGCATTGTTGAACTTGTTTGGGCAACGCCAGATGCCGAAGCACTGATCACAAAGATGGCTCGCGTTTCAGCGCCAGCCAATGAGAACAACATGGAGACTGCTCCTAAGTTGCTCCATTATCTAATTAAACATGCTCACTGGTCGCCATTTGAAATGGCAAACATGTGCGTAGAGATTCACACAACGCGTGCAATCTCAGCGCAGATCATCCGTCACCGTTCGTTTTCCTTCCAGGAATTCAGTCAACGCTACGCAGACATCAACCTGTTAGGTTCAACTTATGTGCCGCACCTGCGTCGCCAGGATACAAAGAACAGACAGAATTCTGTTGATGATCTTGATGCGGAGATGACCGGTCAGTATTACCGGCGCATCAGTACTCTTTTTGAAGAAGCTGAACATCTGTATAAAGAGATGGTGAGTTCAGGTGTCGCAAAAGAATGTGCACGTAACATTCTTCCGCTTGCTTCTCCAACCCGTATCTATATGAATGGGTCCTTGCGTTCATGGATTACTTACATTGCTCTCCGTGAAAAGCACGGTACACAAATGGAACACATGCAGATTGCAAAGGACGCTAAGAAAATTTTCTGTGGTCAGTTTCCTACGATTGCAGAAGCTCTTGGCGGCACTGAAGAATGGACAATCTAAAGAATAAAGTATAAACAATTAGTAACACTTAATTTCCTGGGCATCCTTTGGAGTAAGTCCCAGGCTTTGTTGTATTTGCACACACCACGATGGACAACAAACTACCTAAAGTTCCTGAAAAAGCGCTTGAAGCTTTGAAGGATGGCATTCAATCTGTTCTTGATTCTAAAGATTGGACTGGTTTTCTTTCTGCTATACGGTGCATACATGACTATAGTTTCAACAATAAGTTGTTGATCATGATGGCGCAGCACAAGCGTGGATGGGCGTTTAGTCCATTTGTTGCTGGTGCCAGGAAGTGGAACGATAAGTTCAATCGGCAACTTAAGAAAGGTGAGTTCACCAATCCCATCTGGATCCTTGCTCCAGTACTCATTAAGAAGACAGATGAGAATGGACAGGTCCTCTGTCGTGCGGATGGAACGCCAGAGCAAGTGCCGATTCGCTTTCGTGGGGTGAAGGTCTATGACCATCATCAAACAGAGGGAGATCCAATCCCTGAACCAGACACCACTGGCATGATGGCACAGCTAGAGGGAGACATTTCCTCGCATGTCATGGATGGTATGGTTGCTGTCGCAAAGCGCCGTAGCGTTGAGGTGCAGCGTTGTTCTGCAGCTGATCTTGGTTCTGCTTTAGGCCGCTGCTGGTTTGCCAATCAGGGCCGCGCCAGCAAGATTGAGATCAGCTCTGAAATCAATGAGATCACTGCTGTCAGTGTCATGGCTCATGAGCTAGGTCACGCCATCCTTCACAACCGTGATGAGTACCAGGAACATGACTCTTCCTCCATCAAAGAACTGGAAGCTGAGTCAGTTGCTTATCTGGTTTGTTCTCATTACGGCGTGGATCTTGGTCGTCGCAGCTTTCAGTACATTGTTCATCACAACACTGCATCTGATGATGTCGTTGCAGATCTCTTGAAGTCCGGTGATCGGATTTTCCGTGCCTACGAGGAAATCATTAAGACCACTGATGACTACCTCACGACAGAGCCAGCTCCAGTGGCTCGACAATTGTTTGTTAGTACTTTATAATTTCTTTGGTTCTGATCAGACCCTCGTGGCCGCGAGAACGTCCGGTTACTTTCAGGCGTAACTGGATACCTGATATCACAGAGTGGAAGCTGTGATGTCAACGATGAAGCAGAAAGAGGAATGGGGGCCGACCCTCATTTAAAACCCGTGAACGGGATCCTCTTTTGTTAAAAATTTTTGCAGGGGCGCAACCCCACCGATAGCTACACGGCAGGGCTGTTCACTTACCAGCAGAAGGAAACCACAAAAACTTCTGCTCCCCAGGGCCTGACGTGGTTCTTCTACGGCCCCTTGGTATAATAGGTTCTATGTGCTTTACAAAAACCTTACCATGGCCGTATTATGCAAACCCAAGATCATAGGAACAGTAGCCTGTGATTCCGGTTCAATCGCTCTTGTTGACCCGTCTCATCTTGAAGTATCGAACGCAGATACTGTTCAGCTTCCTCATTGGAATCTGTTTACTTCTGTTGATACTGAAATGGGGGATGGAGAATTTGTTGTTTACGCTCAACGTGACAACCGTGGTTGTTTGCGTCGAGTCATCATTGAAATTGAATGATTTCTACTTACGTCTTTCTAGTCTGGGTTCTTATTAATATCATCTTTCTATTTAACTTTACGCTTCCGGTTGGTTACCTTGTTATTGTCAACCTGTCCTTTATAGTAGCCAGTATCCTTTCGGACACTGAACCTTCTAATCGGATATGAGCAACCTGCTTGACCCCAGGCGCGAGCCCAATCGCTGGCTTGCTGCTATGTTTGATCACCTTCTCCAGGTTGGCGATGCTGACTCTCTTGATTCTCTTCGTTCTGGTTATTATCAACTTTGTAATGTTGTTGAGCCTGGTTTGATTGACAGTCTATTTCAACCTTGGATTGAAGCATATCTTCAAGGACTCCAGGAAACGGATGAAACAGAAAACATTCAAAGTATCCAGCGTCCACCGCAGGGGCTAGAGGATCTGCCGGAACCACTCCAATAATTTCCCCTAACTCATACAACGGTTCAGAAGCGTACGGTGGTCTGTGCCACCAAAACTTTAAGGCTTCCCAATCTACTAACCAGTCCGGGTGGTATGCCAACCACCTGGACCATGCTTTAAATTGTTTTTCTGGATGCCTTGAAGTGCAATCTAAGTACAGACAGTCACCAGGTTCTATTTGCCAGCGTGCTAACAACAGGTGTTTAAAGCCTCGATTGATTGATTTGAAACCACCCTTGCCTGTTAGGTGGCTACGCATGTTGCTAGCACGTTTGTTTTTTTTATTTCGATACCAATCGTTAAGTTGTCGTTTTGATTTACTAATAGCATAAGCTACACGCCACACCCAATGATTACCGGTAAAGCAAAACTCTGGTGTTAAAAAGAGTTTGCAATACTGATCATTGATTTTAAACGTAGTAGTGCTACGCTTTCGGGATACTCTATAGGTCATGGCGTGGACGATCTTATCATTGCTATCCAACAAGATCCCGAATTATGGGAGATTGTTGAGAAGCTGAAAAGTCCTGATGAAGATCTAGAAGATTTCCTGCTCAGCATAGCTCATATGCTATCCATTGAGTTTCAGGAGCTTCATAAAACAGATCTTTCCGATAAACTTGCTTCTTTATTCGGTGGTCTTCCTAGTAAGTCACTGATCATGGCACCGATGCTCCTGCACATTGCACTGGACATCTTTTTGATGCGTGCCATTCCTCAACAAGAGGAGGGGTGATATGCAACACGGTTATGTTCTTTGTAACTATGATCTGTCTCAGGTGTTGTGTCTGACGCCAGAGAAAGATGGCGTGGTCCTGCAAGATGTGAGCAGTACAAAAGTACTCAATAAAGCGATATGCTTGTCAGACCTGACTGAAGCTAAGAATGTTTTACAAATGCTTCAGAATAAAGAGATGACAGGCGATCTTGAGATTGTTAATGTGGCACGACTGTACAAGAAATTCTTCTAAGGTGATCTCAGTATGAGACTTGTTCTAGACCTTGAGAGTAATGGATTGTTGCCAGTGATGGACACGATCCATTGTATTGTTCTGCGTGATCTAGATACAGGTAACATCATTAGCTGTGCTGATCAACCTGGTTATCACAGCCTTGAGATGGCCCTTGATTTTATAAGAGAAGCCACGTTAATTGTTGGGCACAACGTTATCAAGTTTGATATACCTGCCCTTAAAAAAATATATCCAAGCTTACAACTTAAACCTAATGTTGAATATTACGATACGTTAGTTGTTAGTAGGGTTATGTGGCCCGAGTTAGAGCCTGTTGATGCTGCTAAGTTTTCACATATCCCACGTAAATACTTTGGTCGCCACAGCTTAGCAGCCTGGGGTGAGCGCCTTGGCGTAAGCAAGATTAACTTCAAAGAAGAAAGTAAAAAAGATAACGATGAAGTAGAAGATGTGTGGGAAAGATGGACTCCTACAATGCAAACATATTGTGAAGGTGACGTAGAAGTATCGACTAGACTATATGAATATCTTTCCTGCCAACAGCTTGACCCCAGGTGTCAGCAACTAGAGCATGAGTTTGCTCTGGTCATGATGCAGCAGGAAACATTTGGGTTTCCCTTCAATGAAAAGGCAGCCTATGCGTTGGTCAACACGCTCAAAGCTCGACGCTCTGAGCTTGAGGATGAACTGCAAACAACCTTCCCGCCAATCGAGGAAGAACGCTGGTCGGAAAAGACTGGCAAACAACTTAAAACAGAGATTACAGTATTCAATCCTGCCTCCAGGACACAGATCTCGCAGCGGCTACGAGCTAAGTACCCTGAGATTACATTTGAATCCACGAAAAAGGGTAAGCCCAAGGTGGATGATGACGTTCTGGAATCTCTTGGTCAGAAATATCCAGAAGCTAAGTTGTTGGCTGAGTACCAACTCTTTAACAAAAGGCTTGGTCAAATCGCAGAGGGGAAGGAAGCGTGGTTAAACCATTGCAGGATCTATAACGATGGCCGTATTCATGGCGAAGTTATTACTAACACTTGCATTAGCGGCAGATGTAGCCACAAACGGCCCAACATGGCCCAAGTCCCCAGTGTTGGTCACGCTTTTGGAGCTGAGTGCAGGGCTCTGTTTTATGCTCCTGATGGTTGGTTGTTGGTTGGTGCTGATGCTTCTGGACTCGAACTCAGGGCGCTAGGCTCCTGGCTTGCTTACTTTGATGATGGTGAGTACGCCAGGCTAGTCAGCACTGAGGGTTTTGATATCCACACATACAATGCCAAACTCTTTGGGATCTACGATGGTGTAGGCGAGATCAGCAAGGCTACCCGTGATCTATCGAAGCGGCTTATTTATTGCATCTTGTATGGTGGCGGTGCAAAAAAGACTGGATCCATTATTTCTCCTGACGAAGGTGAAAATACCCAGTACCAGCAGGGTAAGAAAACCATTGATACGTTCTATCGGAATCTACCTGCTATCAAGAAGCTTAAAGATCTCATCGAAGAACGCATTACGCAACGCGGTTATCTTACTGGTATTGACGGCAGACGGTTACAGATTCGCTCTAAACATTCAGCCCTCAACCAACTCCTCCAATCGACGGGAGCGATTGCGGTAAAGAAAGCAACAACAATTCTTTATGATGATTTAACTAATGAAGGATTAGTCTTTGCAAAGGACTGGGGATTTGTTGCACACGTACACGATGAATATCAGGCTTTAGTTAAGCCTGAGTACGTTGATCTTTATACCAAGCTAGCTATTGATTCGTTCCGTAAATCTGGTGAGTACTTTCAGTTGAAGTGTCCACTTACTGGTGAAGCCAGGACAGGTAAGAACTGGCAAGAAACTCACTGATTACTTAGATTCAACTTGGAAAGGACCACCATATCCTGTTCCTTTCAAGCGATGTTTAGATTCATCGTATCCATATTGACGCAAGCTTTGCTCTAGCCCACTGTAATCACTTCCTCTAAAGCGATCTACAACAGGATCAATCACATAATCTGTGACAACATCTGCAAGTTTTTCTGCGCCGCGACCAGCTAATTCTCCAATAACTCCTTCAGTAAAACCACGCGTTGCTGGTGGTCCTGCATAAGTTGCAAATGCGCCACCAAGTAAACGACGGCCTTTAGGTAAACCTAGCTCACCTGCTAATCTAAAAGCGTTACGAGTTGCCAATGCTTCTTCTGCAAGCGTGTGTCTTATGCCAGGAGAAGTTACATTGCTTAAAAGTCCTTCAAGTCCAGCTTGCCATAAACTTCTGTTTTCATCTTGAGAATTTCTGCCTGCACTTAAACCACTGATAGTTCCTGGTTCAATATACTGTTTTCCATATCGTAAGTTGCGTTCTTTTTGCGCAAGACCTGGATCAGCAAAGTTAAGAGCGTGTCCAAACTCATGCAAAGTAACCGGTGCTGAATATCTAGCATAATTTTTTAGTTGTGGTTTTTCATCCATTAATTTATTGAAACGTTCATCTAACTCAGGTTTGCTGCCCCAAGGTAGGCTTTGAAGATCCTGCATAATAGGTGATATTTTTTCATCGAATTTTCCAAGATCTTGCATGTATTTTGCACGTGCTTCATCAGACAAAACTCCTTGAACATTGACACGATTTTCATTATCGAAAAAAGCATCAGGATGGTCTATAAAACCGGTAAAGTTTACAGGTGTTCTTAGTTTTGGATTAAGAAACTCTTGTACTTTTTCAATGGTTGATAAAGGAACTTGTGTTGCAGGATTTGCTCTTAATTTATTGAGTGTTTCACTTCCTAATGAAGCTGATTGATTTAGTAAAGACCGAGCTGCGTTAACTCCTGTAACTTCTCTTGCAAAATTCTGTGCTTCTTCTACTTTTCTACGGTTTACAGACTGTCCTACATAAGGACTATCAGCTCCACCAGGGAGCAGCCCTCCCGCTAAGTTTTTATCTACGGCTCCATAAACTTTTTGAAAGCCGCCGCTTAGCCAGTTAGGAAAAGGCATTGTATTTTTTAACCTACTTTAATTTTAAATTACTTTTTCTTTCCGCCGTTCTTAGCTTTACGAGCATTGGCATTACCGCTATTCTGCTTAGCATTTTGCTTAGCAGTTGCAGCGGATTTTTTGTTCTTTGGTTTAGACATTAGCGGCTAATTTCCTCCCAATCTAGAGAAGCATGGATGTCTGCACCGCTAACATCAGATGCTGCAATTAAAGTCAGCTCGTAGGGTGTAGATGTAAAAGGTTCTCTTTCTAATTGGAAAGTAAAAAGAGCTTCCTTAAGAATGTCAACTGGAGTAGATCCTTGGTTAGCGCCAATGGTATAACCGCTGGCTAAGATTCGTCCAGTTCCTTGGGTAAATCCTGTACCCGTAATGTTATATTCTACTGCAGAATTAGTTCCTGCACTAACCCACGTTCCGCCTGTTGTTGTACCACTTGCAACAACTCTCCAGTTATATGTTGCATTGTTTGTAATCCCAATCAATGAAAGAGCTGTCAAAATAACAATGGCATCTAAACGATTAGGAGATGTTTTAAGCCGGATTGACGCCAGGGGGTAGTAGGTTCCTGCTGTTGTTAGGTCAACAGGAGTTGTAATTGGAGTACCAATTGCTTGTTGTACGCCCCTAAGTTCGTAGCCTCCTTCGGAAACAACAGAAGAACAAACTTGTTTTAATGTACTGTTACTTGCAGTTGTTCCTGTGTTTTCAATCTCATAGCGTAAAGGTAAAGATGCTGTTGTGATATAGGTTGAAGTAATTATATTGGCGTGATGGAAAGAATGGCAGTGAATAAATACACCATTGATAACAAAACCTAAGCGAACTGTTCCTAAACCAAGCCACTCAATATCCATCCAAAAGATCTGTGCTTTTGTAATATCAAGAGTCAGTCCTGAAAGACCTTCACCATCTAATTTATCTACGTTCCAGTTACTCTGGGCTACACGTGTTTCTGTTACGGATCCAGTGACGCTGCTTCTTTCAACAAAAGATAAGGTTGAACCATTTAATTCAACGTAGATACCATTATCATTTCCAAAGTATCCAACACGTTGACGTAAATTTTGTTTTGCAGGATTGAATACAAAAGTATTTAATACAAGAAGACTTTTACCTGGTTGGTATGAGAAAACCTTAGTAGTTTCTCGATATACTTTTGATCCTGACGTTGTTGTTACGTTTAAATTAACTAAACCTTCGCTAGTACTGAACGATGTTGTCCCACCACTTGCTGTATTTATTGCCCACAAACCATTATCGTTATAGCGATGGCTAGAATCAAACAAAGTTAAGGGTTGTGACATCCTTAACCGTCCAAAAGCATCACTTGCTATTGAACTGCCTCCACCTGATGGAGCTGTTATCGCTACATTTAGTACCTGATCATCAGGATTTAGTACTTTGACAACCTCATAAAGATTGTCATCTCTTTCAATAACGGTTGCCATGATTACTGCGCCGAGAAGCTAAGACGTACAATAGCATTTGTTCCGCCAGTTTCTTTGTAGAAGTTAGCGCGAACAAATTTCACAGGGATGTTGCTGGCTTTATAAACAAAGGTTCCGTTCTCAGTTATGGTATTTGAAATGATGGGTCCGTAGTGCGTTCCATCAATGCTGCCATCCAGTCGAACAACAACATTTGTATCAATATTGCTGACGGTAGCTACCAAAGAATAATTCTTGGTGGAGAAGTAATTGTTTTCATACACAGACACAGGTGGCGTTGTTCCAGGCGCTGTTAGCTCTCCTGCGTTAAAGAACAACGTGTCCTGAAAATACGTAACCACTTCTTAAGACTCTTTTCTCCTTGCCATTCTAGAAGAAGTAAGTACAGTACACACGGTGCCCACCTTCTCATGGAACCCCAACGCATCAGTGCTATTAAAGCCTCCCTGTACGACATGTCCATGGAGGAACTTCAAGATATGAGCGATGATCTCAGCGATCTCATCTCAGTCTTAATCACGCGCCAGGTAGCAATCGAAGATGCCATCTTGGATCGCCTTGAAGCAGCTTTTGCAAAACAGGCATGAACCCTGAAGAGCATAAGTGGCACCAGCGTTTTACCTTGTTGGCTAGGCAAGTCGCCAGCTGGAGTAAAGATCCATCCACTCAAGTTGGTTGTGTACTAACCAACAACAAAAAAGTTTTAAGTGTTGGATATAACGGATTTCCTAAGAACATTAGTGATGACCTAAACCGACTCATTGATCGTGAGCAAAAGTATGAAATCACTGTTCATGCTGAAGTTAATGCAGTCACAACAGCTGCACTTCACGGTGTCAGTACTGAAGGCGCTAACGCTTACATTACTTTCAATCCATGCTCTCGCTGTGCTGCTGTACTTATCAACGCAGGTATTAATGCCATCTATGTGGATGGCGGTTCCGAAATCCCTGAGCGTTGGTTAGAAAACTTCATACTGGCCAGCAAAATTCTTGCTGAAGCCGGGGTAGAGTACCACACCATTGATCCCACTTCCTAATCATGAACAATCTGCTTGCCACTGGTATTTATGCCGGTGAGAAATTTATGGATAATGGTTTGCGTTTTGTGCAAATCAATCTTCCAAAGGTAGGTAATTCAGGTGCACAAGTTCCTCTACTTGTTGTACCTAATAAAGCTGCAGGTGAAACCTTTGATGTGTTTCAACCTGGTGCAACATTATTAGTTGGAGGTCGGTTGTATCCCAACCGTCAAGATTACAAGATGTACTTGGTTCCTAACCAGGTGTTTCAGATTGCTCCCCCTAACCTCGTAGTTAATCAGGTTAATCTTGCTGGTGGTGTGGGATTTATTCCAGAACAAAACAAGGAAGATCTGTTTACTTTCTCGCTGATGTGCTCAGCTCCAGCGCAGCAGATCCTTGGCCACACTTGGGATGACAGCCTTGCGTTCCGCATGGAAGCATGGGGTGATGATGCTAAGCGCATGACTGCAAACCTCCATGTGGGACGGCAGATCGCTGTGTCTGGCGTGCTCCGCTACAACACCTGGACCACACAGGATGGTCAGCAGCGTGGTATGTATCAGGTCCGCGTGAAGAGTGGTACCTATGCCTTCTTTGGTAAGAACAAGAAGAAGGAAGAACAGAATGAGCTGCGGGCTGTCAACACTGGCAATCGGTTTGAGTCGCCAGCAGCTGTAACAGCGGAGCCTTATCAGTCCTCTGTGCAACTGCCTCCTTTGCAGCAGGACGTACCAGCCGGTATCAACGGTGACGATGTTCCTTTCTGATAAGAAAAAGTAATACGTAACAATGAATTCAATCCATCTGCCTTAGCTAAGGTAGGGGAGGCGAAGAACCAAGGGTTGCAGGTGCTACTGCAACCTTTTCATCCTCAGGTCAGCGCCAGTGGAGCCAACCCGTTGTGCAGGTGCAACTCCTGCTCTGAGGACCATCCAAACGCAACGAACGTAATGTCTGTACTGGACCGCTACCTTAATATTGAGAAGTACCAGGGTGTCCTGCGTGACTTCTGCAACTGCCAGATCCTGAATGACAAGAGCCAGTGCGGTCTCTTTCTGAAGGACACTGTGCTGGCCCGTATTGGGTGGACTGGTACTCCCGATCAATTCCCTGATGCTGAGGAGTATGAGCACACCTACAACAACGGTGACAGCAACAAAGGAATCTTCTTTAAGACTCCCCGCATGGTAGTGCTGCACTGCGGTTTCAGGAAAGATGTCACCTTTATCGAGAACTCCGAGAAGGGTGGCATCGAAGGAATCTATCCTCGTGATTCGTTTCTTTATGACGATTGGCAAGAGAAGAATCCTAACAAGCCTTCGCCTTACAAGCGTCGTCGCCTTGTTCTGATCTTCCTTGTCAATGAGAAAGGCACTCCGGTTCACAAGAAACCGCTGCTCCTTTCCATCCACGGTGGTGCTTCCAACCTGTTTACCGATGCTTACGGCACTTTCATCGAGCAGCTGGAGTCTGCTTTTGCTGAATTTGCTGGGCTGAAAGGCGGTGCTGGCTTTGACCCCAAGCAAGCAGCTGCTGCAATCTTCACTCCCACCTTTGGTTCTCAGCTTTATGGTGAGAACAACAAGAGCTGGATTGCGTTCCCTAAGCAATGGGTTGTTCCCACGGTCAAGAACATCGAGTCCTTCTTCCCCAAGGGTGACGATGATATTGACTTCATTGAGGAAGTGTGGGAAACCTGCCCGCCTGAGGTGTATGCCAAGTCCTTCTTCCAGCAATGTGAAAAGGAGATTGGCTACCACGCCATCAAGCCTGGCCTGGATTTCTCCCTGCCTCCTGTTGAATCGTCTGGATCCAGTGCTCGTGTGCTGACCGGCGCACGGGATCCTGAGACCGGAGAGATCAGCCTGGATTGATCTAGACTGCTCCTGGAATGTTCAACCGCTCCTTCGGGGGCGGTTTTTTATTCTTCGTAATAGGTCTTGATCACATCTGCCTCCAGGTTGGCAAGCCGTGCGATTAAATTTCTAATGATGGCCTGGCGTTGTACAGATAGCTGAAGAAGTTTCAGTGCTCCTGCTCTTAAAACATCTGGATCAGTAACAGCTTCTAATTCCTTTGCAATCTTTGCTTGAAGAAACTCATCTTCTAAAGAAAGATTAAAGTCATCAGGGCTGAACTTAAATTCAATTAATTCAAAGCCAGACATTATTGACATGGCATAATGTTCAGTCTAAACATTCAACATTTAATGTCAAGTAATCATTGTTACTGTGCTTGACACCACAGGCTAAGAACCTAGACTGCCACTGGCTTCTCAGCTCTCAGCTACAATGGCAAAGAAATCCTTAACAGGAACCATTCACAAAGAGTCCGTGCCCAAGCGGACCTCTATTGGTCATGGCCGACGCAAGCGTGGCTCATTTAAAAAATCTAAAGCCTATCGCGGGCAAGGAAAAGGTTGATTTCTAGACCTGGAGTAAGTCTTAAAACTGCTCCTGCACACACCACCTGACCGTAATGACCGTAACTGAAGCGCTACTTTCTGATGCTCAACGTCTTGTGTATGGACGTAGAAGAATTATTGATGCTCTTTATCAAGAAGATCCAGATAAATTCAAAGTTCTACAAGCCACTGATATTCAATCTATTTCACTTGAAGATGATCTGGTTTGTTTACAGTTAACTGACACCCAACTCTATATAGAGAGGGCAAAAATCCTTAAAAATTTCTGGGAGCACCGCACGCGCACCCCTTCCTACTTTGATTACAAGGTTTGGAGCCAGGCATTGAGCAGTCGTCCTTGGCAAGGAACACCTGTTGCAGCATTGGATTACGGTCCGTCCCAAGCCATTGATGCGCTGGAGCCTTTGCTGGGACGCCCGCCCCGGATTCAAACAGACCGTGATGGAGTACAGAAGTTGTACTTTGTCATGGAGAAAGAAGAGATGTGCAGCTGTGAATCATGGAATCAAATGCATGTCCACAGGCATGAACTTTCCGATGAGTTCTCTACTTATACCGACATAAAATTTAAGCCCATTTGTAAACATTTACAATGGTGTTCTGCCAACATGATGCTTCATGCAATTCGGTTTGAATCCAGGCAGAGCGATAAAGAATACAATCCAAGAATGTGTGTTTACTATTTTGATCATCGTCGCGGTTTGTTACTGTATCGCGTTACTTATGACGGCGTAAAAACAGGTGGTCAATGGTTACCCGTTGGTGGTTGGAAAGAAAAAGCTGTCTATGACAGTAACCACATGCCAACCGGAGCTTGCTGGCAAACCTTTACGGATGCGCTGACCCAAGATCCACCTTTTAAACTTTCACTCTATTCTCATAGCCTGGGTGCATTGATGAACAGCACCCGCGCTAAACAGTCCTGATTGCACACCACGACATTACTCACCATGGCTGACAAGCTTTCCCTGATCCAAATTGCTGAATCCATCCAGCACATCAGCTTTTTGAAGGATATGCCTGACATCCCTGAGGATGAGCGGGCCATGCTGGAGCAGCACCTTCACGATCTGGCTTCTCGCCAGGAGTCCAAGTTTGATGCCATCATCGGCATGATTAAAAAGTGTGATGCTTATATTGAAGCATTACAAACAGAGATGGATGAGATCAAACAAAACCTAGATGCATGGAAAAAGAACCGGGAAAAGATGGTTTCTATTGTTAAGTTTGCTTATCAACAGAATCTGATTGATAACAAGCCAACTGGTACTAAATATCAAGCTACGATTCGTAGAGTTAAGCCACGTCTTGTAGATAACTTTGAACACTGGGAGGAGGAAGATAAGACTGAGTTTGGTTTGCGTAAGACCACGACAATAACGCGCATTAAAGACAACACTGTTGTAGATGTAAAGCAAGAGGATTTACCTGATAAAGATCGGGTGCGTGATGCACTTGCTACAGATGACGGTTCAGCGCCAGCAGCAGCTCAACTTGTTCCTGGATTCTCCTTTGTTTATGAGCGTTGTAAAAGGTTAAGTACCTGATCACACTTTTAAGTTCCAACAACAACAACAACAAATTCAACAATGACTCAAGAACACCCGATTACACCGCCCCCTGAGCTGGTGGAAAAGTGGCTGGAGAACACTTGCTCGCATGACTGCATCGGAGCTTACCCGGCGAACTACGAGCAGCTCATCTGCACCCAAGCCGCCCGCTGGGGCGCTGATCAGGAGCTGGAGGCGTGCTGTGAGTGGCTTAAAGCCAAAGAGTGGATTCACCACGAATTCAGCGACGAACTCCGCGCCGCCCGTCGCCCCAAGCCGCCGAGCTTGAAGGAGCAAGCGCTTGCAGTTTTAGACGACGCCTCAGATCGTCTTGATGCTGCTCACGAAAACATCATCCGCCGCGCACTGGAGCAACTCGATGGCTGATTACACAGCAACGCCCAAGCAATGGGCCGAAATAGCGCATTGGTCTGATGAATACGGCTACGCTCCTCAAACCTGCATCCTTGAACTCCGCGCCAGGGTCAAGACGCTAGAAGATACGGTTCAAAAGCACATTGTCGAAACGAATTCAAACATTGTGGCTTTATTTAGCCGGGTTGAATCGTTAGAAGCTGCTGAACGCCAAGCATCAAAAGTCCACCAGATCAGCAAACCTCTGAAACTTACTGCAAAGCAACAGGCAGAGTTAAAGGCATTGCTGACGCCCGATTTTAGGGTTGGCATGACGCCAACTTCTACTTCAAACCAAGTTGGTAATTCGCTGGTGAATCAGGTAGCCCGTGCCATCGGTCGAGACGATGAACCCATCAACTGGGAGGAAGAAGCCCGCGCTGCGATCCGCACGGTGGCCTTGTGGCTTAACGAAACTCCCTTTGATCTCTACCCCGGTGATCGCGGCATCATTGTCAATGCTCTTTATGACCAAGTAAATCAATGACTGACTTCAAATTTGTGCCACTAAACAGCCTTGAGAATCGCCTCGGTGATGCTCTTGGCCTTGCCATTGCCATGATCCGCGATCCAAGCGCCGTGGACAACAAAGCCATGGCTCAGATCGAGGCGCCATTCAAGGAATGGTGTGATGCTCTCGTTGATGGAGGTCTACTCAATGACTGACACCACCCCACTGAGCCCCGCCGCGCAGGCAGTGCTGGATGCCCTGCACACAGAAAACTCAACGGGTCCAGAGCGGTATTGGGCTCGTGCCAATGCCGTTGCCGCCCTGCGTGCTGCTGCGGATCAAGTAGTGCCAAAGTTTTGGCATGAGGACAACGACATTTACGGTGAAACAATGCAAGACGTGCGTCAAAACCTCCTCGCCATCGCCGCCGAGCTTGAAGCCCAGTAGTCAACATCACTAATGCTCAAAGACATCACACGCTGTCACGGCACAGGCTGCCCCGCAAAGCAACATTGCCTCAGACACACTGCACCAATCCCAGACAATGTTCTCCTGTCATGGGCGGCAAACCTCAACTACGAGCGAGCGCACATCTGCGCTTACTACATGCCCGCTACGCCCAAGACCCAGTAGTCCGATCAACTAACACCATGACTGACCAATTTGTTAGCGCCAACAAAATGGTGCCGCCACGTGAGATTATTGAACAATGGGCTAATGAAAAGGATTACGACGAACGCGATTGGCTTTACGAGATCCACATAGCAAACTGTGCTGCTGCGTGGGGTGCTAACCAGCAACTAATTGCAGATGCAAAGTGGCTGGATCACAATGCCTTGAATGAACCTCACCTAAGGATCACCCCAGTGGGAGAATCATTGAAGGAAGCGATGCGTCCAAAAAGTATAAAGGAGCGGGCATTACACGATCTTCATACTGCTTATAACGCGGATCAAATTGATGACCTTGGGAGAAATTCAATGACTAACCAACAACACCCGATCACCCCACCGCCGGAGCTGGTAGAGCAGTGGCGCGATTTGCCCGAGTTCACCGATGGGCGGCGAAAGATGATCATGGTCACTCTTTCAAGAGAAAAACTTCTAGACATCGCCACTCAAGCCGCCCGCTGGGGCGCTGATCAGGAGCTGGAGGCGTGTTGCCATCTGCTGCGACAGCAGGGGTTTGACGTGGTTGACGACCTTCGCGCGACCCGCCGCCCAAAACTGCCATCATTGAAGGAGCAGGCCCTGAGCGAGTTGAACCTGACTGCTGATCCCAACGGAGCCGAACTTTCACGAACCCAGGTTGAACTTATCCGCCGCGCATTAGAGCAACTCAATGACTGAGAAACACCCGATCACCCCACCGCCGGAGCTGCGTCGACTCTGGGCACAGCAAGCGCAACGCAAGAATCCACGCGATCCAGTGGCGTGGCAAGAGTACATCGCCGCCCAAGCCGCTCGCTGGGGCGCTGATCAGGAGCTGGAAGCGTGCTGTGAGTGGCTAGTAGTAGATGACTGGAAAAATGTAAGCGAGAACCTTCGCGCCTTCCGCCGCCCCAAGCCGCCGAGCTTGAAGCCCAGTAGTCCGACCCACTTCTATTTAAATTCTGTTATAGTAAACAAGTTCCCGCTCTTTTTGATCGGGCAGATAGAGCCCAAGCCTCTGTCCAGTCCCTGAGGCTGGTTACGCTTGGGCCATCAATTAAGGGGACAACCCTGGACTGAGGTTGTCTTAAACGAAGTTCACCCATCAAAGTGTGCTCGCCCTTTATTGGTTACGCGTCAGGCAGACAGCCTGGAGGGCGGCCACGGTTCTGGAGGCGTCCGATAACGTCTCCCCGTTTTTTCCGCCAGTGAACCGTCGTCAACTCTGGCACCTCTGGGCAAAAGCACTCGGAGAAAAAACAGGACGGACAACCTCAGAAGCTGATCGGGTTGCCCTTATTCGTTCCGTTATTTTCTTAACTTATTTCTTAACCAATTGTTTCATTGTGGCTGGTGTCATTCGCCACTGGAACAATTGAGTCTTGTGTAAGACTTAACACTTTTTCCCTACTGTCCCTAGTAACCAAGAAGAACATCCGCTAATCTTGGTGCGCCCTTCCGTACCTTCTATGGCTGGTGAGTTCTACTACAGGGACTACGACACCTACTTCCCTACATTTAGCAATCATTCTAATAAGGTTGCTGAAATGATGTCTCATCTGAATTATCAGATTACCGAATTCGATTTGGCACCAGTGCCTAGTCAAGAGCTGTTTCGTATGACTTTAGATCTGATGTATTACGTTGATCAAAGTTACAAAGCAGACCACGGTATTTCTGATCAGTACGAAGTTCTTTCTTTCAGAACCAAAGATGAAATGCTTGATTCAATGCGATCTCTCCTCAAGGAAGAACTTGATCGGTACTTGGGATCTAGCGATGCAGCCAACCAATGAAACAACTAAGTCCTGGATCTGTGATGTTGATGAGGACGGTGTTCTCGTCTTCCCTGATGAACTCTGGAACCTCATGGGCTGGAAAGAAGGAGACACTATTGAATTCATTGATCAAAAAGATGGATCATTTCTTCTTAGGAAAGTAGACGAACTGCCTGACAGTCTTGATCATGTTTCAACTGTTGAAAAAGCAGTAAAAGATGATCAAACTTCTTAAAGATAAGTTAATTCGTCGGTTGAATGTTCATCTGGTGTCTCACATTGGGGCGCCAGAAACATCAACCGACTGGGTTAATGGCTATCAACAAGCCCTCAATGATGCTGAAAAGTTTCTTGATCAGCTTGAAGTTTATGAACCTTACACAGAATGAAACTTTCTGAACTGATCAACAAGCTGCAACGTCTTCATGACTTGTACCCACAGCTTGATCCTCAAATAACGCTAACGGAAGTAGCTTATTGCAGCTACGATAAGAATAAAACAGAGCCAGAGTTTTTCTGTCGTACTCTTGATAAGATTGCTTGTTTTGAATTGCAAACTTTTTTGCATATTCCTTCTGAACAACTCTTCTCTGAACGCGGTCCTTATCTAAACATCTTCTATGAAGGAGATGTAATTGATAAGCCAGAAGATTACTGGAAGAACAACTACTTTGCTCAACATGCAAACAAGCAAACTGGATCAACTCATTCAAGCAGCTGCTCAACACCAGACGCAGGAGTTGGAATGGATCAAAAATCTGTTTCAACAGAGGATGAAACTGATTACGGAACCAAATAAACTGTCTCATGAAAACACACAAACCGCTTGATCTCCAGCAACCTGATTGGGTGTGCCGTGATTGTGGTGGACAATGGGGATTATGGTGGGATGGTGGTAAATACTCTGGACCACCACATCACTGTGCTACCTATCACAAAGGAAGGTGTGGTGTTTGCGGTAAAACAACAGGCGTTACTGAAGCTCGTGATTATGGCGGCTTAAAAGAAGGTTGGCATAAACCTTTGATAGAGTAGTTAAAAACAAGACTATCTTAAAGTCATGCAGAACAAAGGAGAACTTAAAGAGCAGTTTCTTGCTAACACTCGTAAAAAAATGGGCATTAGCGAAGAAAAACGTCAAGACTTTAAGCAACGTGCTCAGGAGGCTAAAGCAAGGCGTCAGAAAAAAGCAGCAGAAATGAAAACAAGACCTGCTTAATAATTGCAATAACTTAAAAAACTGCTAATTTAGTGCTGTAAGTTCCATTTCATATGGCCCGCAGCACTAAACAGGTACGCTTTAAAGGTAAGCCCTCGGAAATCCTGGACCCAATTGAGTTCGAGGGTTACACCATTCAGTCTTTACGCCACGGGGTAACCGGTCATGTGCTCTATCGCTATCCCAGCGAAGAGTATGACTGGGAACCCTGCTGGGGTATGGACCTTGAAACAGCTAAAAAATCGGTGTTGCGCTGCAAGGAAGCAGAACAACTACAATCAAAAGCATAAATAGTTTTGTCATGGGACCAGCGAAGAACGACCTGATGGATGACCTTGCATGGTCTATTTATGAGTACCTAGTTGGCGAATCAACTAAGTATGAGGGTTCTTTACTGGTCCTAATGCCAATTACTAAAATTGCTAAACAATTTGAACGTAATCATCGCACTGTTACTAGGCGATTAAGTGCACTAAAAAATGAAGGGTTGATTACTCCTATCATCAAAAAAGACTATGTGACACTTTATAGTGTTGCCGATGCGGAGAGTCCTGATGAATGAACGAGACCACAACCCACTTACTGATCTCACCTTTTTGTTAGGCAGCTTTACTGACAATGGCCGTTCGCTTCGATCTTTCGTGAATCACCCTCAAGAATTGGCTATCACCATCTTGGTTACCGGGTTACTGTCCAACTCCAGGTGGGCTATGGATCCAGAAGATGCCATCAAGACAGCCTTTGTCATTCACGAGCAGATTCAGAAGGAAGTGCAGAACTATCAGTCTTTGAAGTTTGTCAACAATGTTGAAAACTGCTTTAAGAGACCGGAGTTGACGGAGGAATGAAAAAGAAATCCCCCTATGCTCCGTTGTATTACTTCGATGTGGACATCGAGTGGGGCCACCTCCGTATTGGCAAGCTACTCATTCACTGGTTTAACTCCAGCACAGAGCATGACAGCTGGGGAAGTTGCGATATTACATGGGATCTTAAGCATTCTTTCCTTTTTTGTTTTAATGAGGCCCGCCAGCGGTTTGAGTTTAGTCACCGCATCATTGATCCCGACATTCGCCGGGTTATGCAGGGCGTCAAACACTTCTAATTGGTTGCAACCACTCAGGTTTTTGCTACGTTACAGGGACTTGAGCCGCGCCTGTGCCTGCTGTACTGGATGAAATTTGTGCAGACGTTCGCTTAATAGAAGAACTAGAGCGCAAGATTTATACGCCGTACTCTAAAACTGCATCGTATGAGCAGTTCTTGGATTACCGTTCAGAAGGGGATACCCGTGTAGAAATTAACGGTAGTCGCCACTACAAAACTCCTTACGGTGCGCTTCCCTCTGTTACCACAATCCTCTCAGCAACTGGTGGTAACAAGGCAGCATTAGAGCGGTGGGCAAAAAAGAATCCAGGTGGACGAGAAGCAGCAGCTGCACGTGGTACCCGTGTTCACTCTTTAATGGAGGAGTATCTTCTTGGTATCAACAAGAATCCGCAGATTGATGATGAAGAGATTTATGACTTCTGGAAAGAGCTTCCTGAGAAACTTGACAAGCTGGAACGGGTGGTCTGGGCTGAAAACCCTGCCAATCCTAATGATTTTGCTTGGACGATGGGTGGTGATGGTATCTCCCGAGTCTGGCATCCAGGTGTTCACGAGAGCGAAACATGGGGTTGGGCTGGTGCTCCTGACATCGTGGCAGAGTACAAAGGAAAAGTGGTTCTTGGTGACCTTAAAACCAGTAATGGCCTGTATTTCAGTAAGTGGCCAGGACCTGAAACCTTGAAAAGCGAGTACGGAATGAAACGTGCTGGTTTCATGAAGTATCAGAAGTGCATGATGCAGATGGGTGCTTATGCCATGGCACTAGAGCACACCGTTGGAATTGTTCCTGAGATCATGATGATCTTTGTTGCAACACGGGAACGGTCCCAAGTGTTTGCTGTACAGGGCGGCACCATTGAAAAGTACAAGAACAAGTGGCTGGATGCTGTAAATAAGTATTATTCTGAGATTCTGCCGTCTCTTAATAAGACTGAGATTGATATGGATGTGGTGGACGGCGACGCCTAAGTGCAGGTGTCTGCCCCGTAAATTAAAGATACGAAGAAAAACGGTGGACCTCTGGGCACTCCTGTCAAGTCCCGCTACGCTGGTTCCGTCGTCTTCTCCCTGATCCGCAATAAAACAACGTGACGACCGCTACTCCAGAACCCAAGCCCCCTCATAAGCATCTGTCTCCAGGGCAGATCAATCTTGATCTGATTCCTGCGGATTTTCCCCTTACTCCGTTGCAAGGGAAGAAAGCTTATCTTCCGGGCTGGACTAGCGATCCAAAAACAATTGGTGAAATCCGTAAAGAATTAGAAGAGGGACGTGCAACTGGGGTTGGTCTCCTTTGTGGACAATGGAGTAATGACCTTGCTCTGATCTTTGTTGATGTGGATGGGGAAGATGCAATCCCCGTCATCGAAGAGCTAGGTGGTGGTCCAATTAATGAGATTTTTCCTCCCACACTGACGATTACCAGTGGGAAACCGGGGAAGTTTCGTATGTTGTTCCGGGTACCGCCAGAGCGTATCCAACAACTACCCGATAAAGCCACTATCAAAGTTGATAAGGCGCCATGGGAAATCCTTTGGAGGTCTCGGCAAGGTGCATTGATGGGTGCACACCCTGATACTGCTGGTTATTCCACAACACCACACGGTGGTTTTGAGTATGCCAAGCGGTTACCAGAAATGCCAGAGTGGCTCTATGAAGCCATTGCTCGGGCTTATCCCAGCAGCCGCTACCGAAAACGTACTTCTCCTGTTGGTGCTGTTGTAACTCAGAGCATTACTCTTAATTACGACACAGATTCCAAATACCATCAGGAAACTGTTGTTGCAGAAGCACTTGAGTACCTCTCTGCACTATCAGAAGAACGGGCTGATGACTACGAAGAATGGCTTGCTGTTGGCATGTCTCTTCATCAGATTGATGAGTGCTTACTGGAAGCATGGATTGAATGGTCTTCTCAGTCCGATCAATTTGAAGATGGTGCCTGTGAACGTAAGTGGTCTAGCTTTGAACGTCTTCCTGGTGGTCCAAACCCTGAGGGTGCCAGGGGTCTGAAGACGCTTCGGGCTAAAGCAAAAGAAGATGGTTACATTGATATGGGAGGATTTGTTGTTCCTTCCATTGATACCATCAAAAAACGTGCTGCCATGGATAACGATGGCACCGTTGAACACGATGAAAGCAATCTATTTGCTGAGTTGTTTGGTGGCATTGAGCTGCCAGAAGACCTTTTTGGTGATGACGGTGAACTAGAACTGGTACGGATTCCTGGTCAACCGTCTCTCCCCAGTGGTAAAAAGCAGAAGGGAGCAACGCGTAACCCACCTGCTTCTGAGATTGCCAATTTTATCTCGCCAATGTTTAACAAAAATGGTTGGCGATACGACCCTAGATTTGATAGGTTTATGAAGTATGACCGCCAACGCGGTGTATGGAATGAGCAAGATCATACGAAGGATTTTAAGCATGAGGTCCAGTTTGTCCTCGGAAACACTTCTCTCCCTGGCGGGTACACTTCTCATCTCGTTAATGATGTGTGTGCTCTGCTGGAGGGGCACCTCACCGAATACCAGTGGAATGACGATCCCTCCCGTCTTGCATTCCGTAACGGTGTCTACGATCTGGACACCAAAGAATTTTTAGAACACACTCCAGATCACTTCATTATCTGGGGTCTTGATATTGATTACATCCCAGAAGCTGATCCCGGTCCCATTACCGAGTGGCTTTATCGCACTCAATATGGTGATGAGGCCAGGGTTAATGTGCTGCGGGCATGGCTCCGTGCTTGTTTGGTGGGGCGCGGTAATGAAATTCAACGTTTCTTTGAAGTAATTGGTCCAGGTGGTCGAGGTAAATCCACCTTTGCCAACCTCTGCTGCGCTCTGGTTGGTAGTGGGAACTACGCTAGCACCACCCTCAACCAGTTGGAGCAAAGCCGCTTTGAGCTGTCCTCCATCAAGGGCAAGCGCCTGACACTGATCAATGACTCGGAGCGGTATGGTGGTTCTGCTCAGACCTTCAAGGCACTGACCGGTGGTGACTCCCTTCGTTATGAAGAAAAGCTCAAGCCCATCGGTGAACCGTTTGTGTACACCGGCATGGTCATGGTAGTAGCTAATGAACCTATTCAGACCACCGATAACACCAGTGGTTTAAGCCGCCGTCGCTTAACAATTGAGTTCAATAGGCCCTTATATGACCGCAATAGTGAAGCCAAAGACATGATCAAGATTGAACATGGTCGGGTTTCAGGTCTTTGGAAGGACTATCTGCCAGGTCTTGTGAACTGGGTGCTGGAGATGGATGAACAAACCATGCGTCAGTACCTGCTAGATACTAATGAAATGGTGCCAGCACTGCGCCGTGTTCGTAATAACATCCTGCTTAACAGCAATAACCTAATTGAATGGCTGCAATCAGAAGTGGTTCAGGCTGATCACGTTACTGCTGTTGGTAAAAAAATTCCAAACGGCAATAAAGAAACCAATGAACGGTATGTCAACAGTAATTATCACCTGTATCCCAGTTACTGTGAATACTGTGATGCCACAGGATCTAAAGCTGTAGGTCAGAAACGATTTATTAACCTGCTGCTTGATTGCTGCAAAAACCAACTGGGATTGGATGACGTGCGGACCTTTAGCAAAGGTGGTAAACCCTTTGTCAAAGGACTTGCTATCCGTAACTCTGATCAGAAATTTAAAGATCTACCGACTATTCTTCCTGAAGGCAAAGAGGATTAATCCTTTTTGCACTTACAGGTGTCGCACTTCTTACACCAGGTTTTGTCGCCAGGAATGACTTCGGTTCCGTAATCGAAGTCATCATAATCTGGTTGGTTGCGGAGCCAACGTGCAAACTCCTCAATGTATTTCTTGATGAGTTGTGTTGGCATGATCAAAGAAAACTGGGTAGTTGAGGTCCTTTGGGACCGGTAGGTCTAGGAGGCATCAACGGTTTAAAACCACGCTCCATTAATTGATCCATGTAAGGAGAATCAATATGGGGAGTTTTAAGGATCGCATTAGGCGGAGAGTAGCGAATTGTACGAGACACTAAAGGACCACCTTGTTCTTGTTCATATTCCTGACGTACTCCTAAATCTGGAATACCTTCACCGGCTTGGCTGTAGTCTTGCATACCACTAACGTACTGCTGCAAAAAACCAATGGTGTTTTTGTCCCCACCTAATTTCGTGGGGAAATCACTGTCCATCATCATGATTAGATCAGCCCCAGGCGGAAGGCACGGGTCAGGTTCTGTGCTCGCTCACTTGCACTAGCGCCTGCTGTCGTTGCTTTGTCAGCTTGAGCAGCAGTTGCTTCTTGCTGTGCTGCTTGAGCTGCTAACGGGTTCAAGGTTTCCATGGTTGGACCCATCTCACCTTGAGCACGGGTACCAAAATCACCCATCTGGTACTCCTCTACCGGAGCAAACGTAGCTGCATAACCCTTGGTATCTGGGAATGTTGCAGCCAGTAACGGGTTAAAGGCACCAATAGCACCACCAGCTTGAGCCATTGGAGTCTTGCCGTACTTCTCCATCCAGATCTTCATGCCAAGATCTTCTGCTTCTTCTTGCTTCTTCTGATTGATCAGGTTTTGGTACTGCGCCATCTGCGACTTGTACTCATCACCTTGTGAATAATCAACAGTACCAGCAGGAGTTAATCCTTTAACAATCGCAGTAGGTTGGACAGTTCCAGCTGGAATCGTTGTTGGCTTTTCAGGTACAACAAACGGTTCTGTTTTGCTGCCTGGAGGCATTACACGGCCAAGAAGAGATTGATCTGCTTCAATTGCGTCTAACTCTTGAGCATTTGCACCACGAGCAAGTTTGTTAAATAAATTTCCAGCCTGCTGTAAACCATATTGCAAACCAGTTTCAGGTCGCCCTGGAACACCAGCTAAACCTGCTAACTGTTTCATACCATATTCCAAACCACTTTGTTGATTGCGGTCAGGACGAACACCCAACAAACTCAATCCATATTCATAACCAGTCTGCGGCTGATTGGCTGCAGCAAGAGCAGCAGAATAATCTTTATATAGTTTTCCATCATCACCTTTATAGTAAGTTTTACCACTGCGTTTAACGTACTGGCCCACGGCAATAAAGAAATCCTTTCTTACAATAGTAACACCGGGACACAGGATCTATCAATGCAAATTATTCAAACCTTTCCAAAGGGTACGACTATTGAATTAGGTGAAGATTCTCATGGCAATCAAGTTCATCGTGTCTGTACTGCTGGTGGCTCAATGTGTCGTTTTGTTGAACCTTATCATTGTGCGTTAGTCTATGCAGAACAATTTGAAGAGTGGTATTCACATAGGCCAGAACAACCGTAATTTTTGCTGACATTGAAATTAGGGAGAACAACTGTACTGTTTCTAGATCCTCCAGATCCGCTGCCGCCAGGGGCTTCTCTGGAGCTGTTCTGCGAACGGACGTTTTCATGTGTTATTTCCGGTATTTACTACGGGATGAGTTTTTAGCTGTTCTCAAGTGTCCGTCATAAGGACGCGTACTTGGAACGGACGCATTAGAACAGCTAGCTACTACTCTCTAAGAATATTTAGGGTTTTAAGAGCAAAAGCATCCGTTCGTTTGGCAATCTTTAAAACCCCTTGACTCGCAAGGGATCTGACCCTATCCTAAAGGTGTCCCTAAAACCTCCCCTACTGTGGATTACCTGCAGTTTTTTAGAGATGAGTACCTAACAGAACAAGACCTCGTTGCTTTTGCTACTACTCTCAAGCTGTGTCAAGATGGAATCGGATTGAGTCCGTGTTGGTGCCTGAAAAAACTGGACCACCCTGGCCTGAAACACTTCTCTACGTCCCACCGATTCAGGCCACAGTTCAAGGGACGGGATGCCCGAGTGCTGGCGATGGCCCTTGTGAATCAGTTCATGCCAGAGGAGGGAGCGGTCGTTGTGCGGCGGCACATCTGCAAATCACAGCACTGCATCAACCCGTCCCACTACTACTTCGGCACACTGAAGGATGTGAAGCTGGAGCACGCCAAAAGAAAAGGAGTTGACATCAGCCCAGTGGTGGTGACAGAAATACGGTCTAAGCGTGAGTCTGATAAGACCACGTGGACGTATCAGAAGCTGGGCAAGTTCTACAAACTCCCCTACCATGTCATCAGACGCATCTGCACGGAGAACGCTTACGCCAATGGCTGACCTTGATGGCATCCTTAGTCAAAACCTGGATTCAATCCTGAAGCCAGATAACAAGTTTGAAAACCAGGTCAAGAAGATCCATCAGGAGACCGCTAACAAGTACTGCCTATGGCACCGCAACGGAGAGCCCACCCATTGGAACAACTTTGGACTCATGGGAGAATGCCGAGATTGCTTAGCAGAGATCCAGAGGGGGCGCTGCACTGTTGATGTTTGTAACTTTGAACTGGATACCTACTGGACTGTTCGTAACTTTTGGTTAAAGGTAGACATCAAAGGACCAGATGAGTGCTGGCCGTGGATGGGAGCAACGCGCCGTAACAACCAAGAGACCGTTGCATACATGCCAAGCCCTTTCCATTCCGCTAAAACACAGTCTGCCTCCAGGGTTGCATTCTGGTTATCCCGTGGCTACACAGGGAAATATCGTGTGTTCCACCAAGAAGGTTGTGATGTTCTGTGCTGTAACCCCTTACATCTGCGTATAAAGGAGTTAGCATCAGTACCTGAACCAACTGAAATCACAACCATAAATCTGAGCTATGGCAACATCTTTGACCGAGCAAAAACCAATGCAGAAGCGGAGTCAAGTACTCCCGAGTAATTTCCACCAAGAAGAAAAGCAGTACGCAGGCTTCATCACCATTGGTGGAGAAGCACATGTCACTGCTTGGTTTGAAACCAAGGAGGAAGCTGAGTTGGAGTTGCGTTGTCTGGAGAAATCCCTAAGCTATGAACTGATTGAAACAGTGGAGATGGAAGGGATGTATCCAGAACGCGCTAGAATCATTGAAGAATTGTATCAAGCCAGTGGCCGTACCAACGGTTTATACACAGGCTTAAACATGTCTGATGTCAAGATTTCTAGCAACGCTGCCAGTTAACCTGGGTTTTGTTAACTTAGGAACAGTCGAATCCTATCCAACTGGAGGCACAGGTCCTACTGCTTATGGTCCTACATCGTACTACGGCAGTGATCCATTGCCTCCACGCTTGGGAGATTCTATTAATAACCCTGTTAATTTGGGGAATCTCACGGCTATATATCGCACGATAAACATTTCTAATTCTCACGGTGGATTAAGTCGGCAACAAAGTACATTTTATTCTTTCAACTTAATTACATCACGATCTATTAAAGTTACTCAAAACTATAGTCAGTTTGCTACTACACAGCAGACTAATCGTAATACTCTGATATCTTTTTATAAAGTAGAAGATGGCAATCATCGTCGTGAATTGCCTATTAATGATCAGGGTTATGTTGTTGAAGAAGCATCAGTAGAAAATGGTGACCAAGAAAATCCAAATGTATGGTCAGACTATCCACCAGTACAACTTTCTAAAGGAACGTATATCTTTCTAATTACCAATGATATTCGTTATCTAGAAACAACTTACTCTATTTCTCTAGAAGCTTTTATTTCAGATTGGAGATTTGTTGCAGAATTTGTTGAAGAATCATTAGATTTTGGTACTGTAACACAACCTGTGCAAGCAACTTTGGACTTTGGATCGGTTACAAGTTGATTGTCCTGAGGAATCTGCTAATCTAAATACAGTTACCTAGGTATCATGAAGACAGTTACCCTCAAAGAATTTGAGAATAACTTTGATGTTTTCATGGATGACATTATTGAAAATGGTCGTCACTATAAAATTACCTATGGTGACAACAAAGCTGTCATGATGATTCCTTATGCTGAATATGAACTACTTCTAGATACTTATAAAGATTGGGTAGAAGAAACTAAAGATTCTATAGAAGAAACTTTTTAATTATCTCCTGTTCTATCGTAGTATGTAGGACTATTAAATTTATTGCTAATATATCTTGGCTCTGATCTCTTAATAGCTTCATTATAAACTTCTCTACTATCCTCGTTTTTATTTTCTTCTTTCTCTTCGGAAGTTTTAAACATTCCGCTTGTTTTTGCAGCTTGAACCAAACCAGATAAATCGTAGGGCTCTTCAACTTTACCCGGTTGAATAGTCCTGCCAGCATTTGTTACCATCGGGCTATACGTTGGTGTACGTCCATAAGATGCCATTGTTCGATTAACCATATCTTGATATGTGCTTCTTTCTTGTAAAGCTCTTTGACCGTAGTACCCAGCTATATCTCCTAGTTTTGTCAAGTATTCAGGAGACGCCCACTCCCGGACTATGACTGGATCTGGATTTTTAATAGTCGTTGTGGTTGTAGGAGCACGTGAGCCCATTGCAAACTTTTACTTCAGCTTGACTTCTATACTTACTCTATCGGCAATAAACCTGTAAGCATGGGGCACCAGCTGAAAACCTGCAATGACCAGGGCAAAGATCAAGATCAGCTCAGCGTAGGTAATGGGTCGTTTCATAGGTACAGTCCTTTTACTGAGGATTTTAAAGAGTTGCTCAAGGCAATGTCCACTAAGACGATGTTATCACTAATGTCAACCCAACAGAAAAACTTTGCAAACTCTTTATGGGAAGCTTCTAACTTTGGTGGTAGGCCCAAGCCAGGAGACCTAAAGCACGTGGAACCTAAACGAGATTACTATGAGTTAGTTCTGATGATGGAACATCAACGACAGTGGGAGGAGAAGCAGCGTTATTGCAGGCAGGCAAAAAGTTGTTAAGCTGTAGCAAAACAACCTTTATAAATGAGCTATCGCTTTGCCGACCTTGATATTGATCTTGTAACTACAGACAACTATAAAGAAATCTTGAAACCTTCTTTAGCGGAACAGGTAACACCTTTTATGCCGCCAGAAGGAAGTTTTGAAACAGCAGATCTTAAACGATATTTGGAACTGGTTAAGAGCTATGAGGTAAATACGACTGATCTAATTCACGGCTTATCACTGGCTGATCAAATCAGGATTACATTCAGTGATATGAAACCGGCAACAATCTGTGAAAAGTTTCCCGACATTGACTTGGCAACAAAACGGCGATATCGTTGTGTAGCTGAATATCTTATACGCCAGCAGGAGTTAGCTAAACTCAAAGACGAGAATGGCAAACTCATTAAGAAACTAGGCAACATGGGAAAGATGGTTGTCATCTATGAACCATTGCCTAAAATCTGCAAAACCCTACAACAAACCGGACTCGGACAATTTATTAAAGATGAGCGACAGGCGGCAAAGGTTAATCAACGGTCTCCTCTCAACAGCCAAAACTGGTGGGGAGAAGAAGATGGCACAACTTGTGATCGAGAGGATCTGTGCTGATATGTGTGACTTCTATGAGAAGTTTTACGCTAATGAAGGTCCCGGCGCCATGGTGTATGTGCCTGGCACAAAAAACCCAGAGGACTCAATGTTCTATCTGACAGTTCCAGCATTGATTCAGGCTCAGTCTGATTTTCGCTCCAGAGAAATGGAAGGTCCTGCTGAAATCATGCAAAAAGCTATTGCCCGTGCAGAAGCTGTTGATCCAGCAAAAGAAGGTGTCTTCATTCTTCAAGATGCAAAACAAATGTCACTGATCTGTTACAAACGCGATCAACCATTGCCGTTTGCAGAGCTGCCAGAAGATGCATAGGCAAAGAGCTACAACAAATAGCCATTTTGAAAAGCTCTATCGCATTTACAGATTAGAAGATGATTGGTGTACACCACCAGAATATCTTCCTCTGATCTATCACACGTTAGGAACAGTTGATCTTGATCCTGGATCAACAGAACATGCTAATAATGAGTTCTTAAAAGCAGATACCATCTTTACAAAAAAAGATGATGCATTAAACAGGACAGATCCATGGCGCGGAAACGTTTATTGTTTCCCACCTACCTACGGTCGGTGCTCGTTTAACAAGCACAGGGGCAGCTGGCGCTGGTCTCTACGTGGCGGCTTTGGTGCACAGAGCCCTTCAACGGCTTGGTTTCGTCGTTTAGAGAAGGACTGGAAGCTGGGTTACGTTAATGCTGCTTTGTTCTTTACGGTGACTCCAGAGGTGATGCGAACAGCGCCACAGATTTGGGATTATCCAATCTGCATTCCTTCCAGGCGTCCCAAATTACTCCACGGCAAGACCTTTTATCAGATTGAAAACTTTCCTAAGTGGGGATTCTTTGTATTTCTTCCACCAAAAGAAGGTGGTTTTAATCGTCTTGATAAATTTGAAGAAGCTTTCTCAACGCTTGGGAAGGTTGTACTGTGAACTAAGACGGTGTAGCGCGAAAGGTATTACGGAAACCAATAGAGCTGTCAGTGTTACCGAGACTGGCAGCACCACGTGGCTCGTAAGGGAGCGCAACGATAGGAACAGTACCACCTTGTGCAGGGAAAATAAAGCGGTCATCCTGGCGGCGTTCTAATGTAATAGGAAGTTTACTTGCAGAACGTCTTGCGTCCAGGTAATTCTGCAGAAAATTTAAAGCCTGATTGTTATCAGGTATTTCTTTTGCTTCTTGATAGCGACTGTCAACCTTATAGGATTGACTCTTTTCAAATGCCATTCTATTATTCTGCCAGCACTAAACGTTAACCTTGTCAGATCCAGTCGATCATCCCAGTCATTACACCAAAGGTGGTGTGGAATGTATTGATGCTATTCAATCTTCCATGACGGAAGAAGCATTCCGTGGTTACTGCAAAGGTAACATTCAGAAATATATTTATCGCTACGAAGATAAACAGAATCCTAAACAGGATCTTCTTAAAGCTCGGTGGTATCTGGATCGTCTGCTTCAAACGTTTCCTCAAGAAACCCAGTCAGAGCCTCAACCTCCTCAATCATTAGTACCCGAGCAAACTCATCCAGCTCCTGTAAATATTTCTCTTTCTCCTCAGGAATTAGACTGCTTGCGTATCTTAGAGACTCTAGATCTTTTAGATCAGCTTCAAGAAAAGAAGATTGAGAACCCGTTGCCAACGGTTTCTGATTCCACAATCTGAAAAATTCAGAAACAATTTCACCACCAGGGTTTAACCGCAGGAGTTCTGATTCTAAATACTCAATAGCCCTGACTTGTTCAATGGTTCCTTTGTAGTTTTCAGCAATATTTAACAAACACTGTTCAGTAATACAGTTATGTTCCACTAACAATGGAACTTGTATATCGCTTTGCAGATAAAGATCTAATTCAGATCTTCTTCTATCTCTCAGTACGGGATCTGATTGATAGTTTTTGCGCATAAAAGGAGACCACTCTTTAATGATCTCTTGTTTACTTGCATTGCCATTGATTAATTCAAGCAGTTTACATTGTTTGAAATAACTAAGTCCTACGCTTTCCGCATAACTTAGTACAGCACCACGCTTCTTTTCATTGAGTGGCATGTAAACCACGTCAGAAACATACTCAGAAAAAATTTCTAGATCTTCTCTGAGTTGTTCATCAATTTCACGCCGAGTAACTTTTGTAAATGGTGTTACTGTCTGGCGGCCAATTTTTTTGCTGCCATAGCCAATCAACCAAGGGCCATCTTCCTTGGTTGCTTTATACGATGTATATTCTTCAAAACCAACATGGATGCGACAGGGTGTGTACCGCCGCACCAGTTCAAACGCGTAGTCAGTATAAAAGGACAAGGGACCACTGGCCCCTTACCGGGGCTCAGGGAACAACAACAGAACCGTTATAGCTGATTTCGCTGTAATCGTCTGGAGTTGTCATCAGAACAATATAGTTCTTAGCAGCGTTCGTTACGGTAACAGCTACTGCACCCTTGCCTTTACCTGCTTTAGCAATGTTGAAAAACTTCTGATAGCCGGTAGGTGCTGAACCTGCTGTGTAGTCATCATCTTGAAAGATCTCAATGGTTTCAATACCAACACTGCGATCAATCTTGACGATGATGTCACCTGTAGAGCCTGGGTTAACCAGGAAAGCACGCTGGCTTAGATCACCAGTGGAACCAGGCAGAGCATCGCCTTTATAAACCAGCTCAGCACCGCTAGCGGTAAAGGTGTCTTGCGTTCCTTGAAAAGTGCGGGTAGCCATTATCAGTTAATTTGGTTTTGCGTTTGAAACTGGAAGGAGATGTCGGCATCAATACCGTGTTCTTTAAGAATGCTGAGGAACATTTGACGATCCATCATTTTCATGTGGAGCATATCAACAAAAGCTTCCTCTAGCTCGTCACGGTCAAGATCCTTGATTGCCAGAGCTGCTGCATGGATAGCAAATTCGCTATCAATGGGCAGATCCAGGGCATTGGCATCCATTAAAAATTTACCAATCCGTCACTACATCCTAACAGCTCTGCAATTTTTGGCTACTAGGCCATTGCAGATTTGGTGCCAGGGGGAATGTACCGCTGGTCAACAGTAAAGTGAGGAATGTCAGGAGCACCTTCAAATGTTCCCTCTTCTGACTGAGGTAGCCGAGTAGAGACGTAGTTTTTTAAGAACTCTTTTGTGTTCACGATCTAAAAAAAATGAACTCAGAACGTAAGTTAAGCTGTAAACACTAGTAAAAATTAAAAGGAGCGTAGCCACTTTAACCTAAATTAGATTTCAGCAGCCATTGGAACTTTTTGTGAGCACGCCCACGTTCTACTGCTAAATCTAATGTTAACTGATCTTTCATAATTTCTGCTTCTTCTGCAAGCATATTAAAAGATTCAGCTAAGGTGTTATGGTTAATTGCTAAAGCACGAATCATTCCGTCTTGATCAAAACAACTATCGGGAATTGGAGGCAACATCGAGTTGTTAAGATCATCCACACTCATTGGAGTGCTAATATCTAAAGAACGCAAGTGCTCTGCAATAACATCAAGACCATCTTGAAGTTCTTCATAAATTTCTTGAGTTAATTTATGAATAGAGTAAAACTTACTACCCATCAGATTCCAATGGACAATGTAAGTTTGATTGAGAAGATGTGACGTATCCCTAAGCAACTGCACAAGATGGCAGTAACAGGTTGTTTTGGGATCCATTTTTCCTTTAGCCATAGCAGTTACCACTTCACACGATCTGCCCAATAAGCAGCTGACATTTTTCCTTTGGCAATGTTTTTAGCATGACGTGCTTTAAAACTTTCTCTGCGTTTGCGGTAGCTTTCTGATTCACCTTGTTTTTTAGGTGAGCCAGAAACACCTTGCTGGCCAAAGCGAATGATCTTTTCTTTTCCATTCTCGCACGCCTTGACTACATGTGATTTGGTGGGGTGCCCAGGGGTACGCTGTGGTTTATTGCAGGCCATCCGCTCCTTAGCTAACCGCTTGGCCTTTGCATGGTCTGCCATGGCATTACATGTAATTAGAGCGGCGTTCTTCACCAGAGACAGTCATATCCGGCTGCCCTTGTGCAATGCGCTGCCAGTCTGTTGGCCAACGGTTATCACGGGTTTCCCTTAAATTCTCTTCTGGTAAAGGAAAATCTTTACGCACAAAACTTTTAAGAAAAGCTTTACCTGGCTCTGTTGTATCTTCTGAAAACATCATGCGCTTACAACAAGATCAGGAACATTAAATAAAGAGATTGTTTGTGGTTTTTGCTCTAACCACTGTTTAATTTTACTTTCCCTTTCCTCAGTGTACAATGGATGTCCTTTTTTAAACCAGCAAAAAGGAAGCTCTGATGCTTTTGATTTATTGCAGGATGTACAGCAGCACGCTAGGTTGTTGCGAGTGTTGTGTCCACCTTTATGTTTAGGAACAATGTGATCAATGGTTGCAGTGCGATTACACAGTTGTTTTTCACAGTAGGCGCACTTCCATTCCCAGGCTTCAAATATAGATTCTCTGAATTTCTTGCGAGCACTCTTAGGAGTTAAGACAATGAGATTAACTAAAAGATCGTTCTCACAATGAAACATGAGATGTTCATGATTCCTAACATCAGGTTAGGGTGCACAAACCTGTACTACCTGCTAAGCTGTAGTCGCCAGGGAGCGTGGCGGAATTGGTATACGCTGCGGACTTAAAATCCGTTGGTCTCGACCTTGTGGGTTCAAGTCCCACCGCTCCTACCACCGGGATATAGCGCAGCTTGGTAGCGCATCTGCTTTGGGAGCAGAGGGCCGCAGGTTCGAATCCTGCTATCCCGATTAATCAATGAAACCAATTTCTTTTAAAAACAGATCGTTATCATAATCTGCTGGGTCATAGTCTGCATCTTCTAATAACTTCAACAGGAAATGATGCACACGTTCTGTTACCCACCGCAGGTCTTCATCACTAACATCGCAGACAATAGCATTAAGACGGAGTTCACGGGACGGTTCCCGAACATAGTCTGCAATTAACTCCAAAGCACGATACCGTCCCTTTGTAAACTCACCTAGCATTAGTCTGCACCGATATCTCCAATAGCTGCTTGAATAGCTTCTGCATCAGCTGCTTGTTGGCGCTGATTGATAATCGCAAGAATCTCAAGAGCGCCTTGAACCTTAAGGTAACCTTCTTTAGTACGTAGCAGTTTTTCCTCTGTTGCACGGATTTCATCCGCAAGAGTTTTCAACTGTGCATTCAATCCTGTTTCCAGTTCAGATGTAATAGCAGACATGGCGTTACTAGATCTAAGCAGATAATAACCTATTTAAGATCAATCCACCAACCAGTATTTGGGCCATCAACAGTCCAACGACGTTTGAACAAGTTGTAGCTATACCGTAATCGCTCACCGTTGGTATTGATATAGGTGCCGCTGTAGTTATCAATTTCACCCCAGGGGTCGTGGACCACAAAGCGTTGCTTCTCCTCTTCATAGCCAATGACGCAAATCCAATGCCCGCTACCAGTAGGCGCATTAGCTGGGCCTTTATGCAGAATTCCAACAGGACATGGAAAGCCTTGATCAATACGCTGTTTCAGATCTTCAATGTTTCCGTTCTGTTTAAAGGTTGCTTTTAAACCTAAACCTTGTAGTGCTTTGACTTGCACCCAAGCTTCTGTGGTATCACCAATAGCAAAAACTTTCTTAATGTACTCGTTATCATTGGATACAGAACCTGGTCGCAAGTACATTGCTGCCATCGCGCAACTAGAAGAGAAGCAGGTGCGGCCAGCATCTCTGTAATTATCACGCTGGGATTGATAAGGAACAGGCAAAATCAATCCGTCATAAACCACCTCTGCTTTTTCTAGAGGCTTTGCCATAGCGCCGCCAAGGCCGTACCAGTGCTCATCAAATGCCCACCAGACACCAAGACCCCAGGGGAGTAACAGTTTGGTGTGTTTAGCGCGTTTTTCTAGAACTTGAACATCTCTGTATTCCCGATCTTTTTTAATGGGAACACGTTGGTTTAGTTTGAGTTCACTACTAGGAACGGGTTCTTTTTTTAAAAATGTATTAGTAACACAGCGAATATCAATTGTCTCTAAAGGTTTAAGTTCAGCACCAGAAGTAAACAATTCAACTTCTTTTTTGCGTCGTTCTACAAGACCAGGAAGCACTACGCCATCGCCTTTAACCCACTTAGGTAACTCTTCTTGAGCTACTTTATTAAGATCTTCTTTATTATTAAGTCGTTTGCGTAAGGTAGAATTTTCTAATGCATTGAGACCACAGTTAAAAGCAAAAGATACCAGGGCGTCGAATTGCTGTTGATTTAAAGGTACCGTAATTAAAAGGTCAACACCTTGTTCAAATTTAACAAGATCACGTCGTAACATTTTATTAGCACGATCTTCCGTAATACTCATCTCTGGAGTAACATCATCTCCGGTATGACCGTAACCAACTGTCCATACACCAGCAGGACAAAGATAGGATTCAAGGCATAACCCTTCAAAACTTTTAATTAGGTTAATGCCAGTTTCAGAAATCTTCACAGCAATCTAGATGCTGCGTTCATTTTATCTACTCTGTATTTTCACCCGCCTATCAACCACAATTGCTAGTAAAACATCAGAAACATGGTATTTGGCGGTTGGGGAAGAGCACTAAAGTAAACATTAAAATTATTTCCACCATCAGTAGAATTAACCCCAACAGCAAATTTACTGCCGTTAAGTTCTCCAATATTAGAAACAGATAAATAGTTAATACCTGAAGTGGCGTTAGTAAGATAAAAGTTTCGACGCGTAGTTGTTGTGCTGTTAACAGTAACTACATTTCCAATGGTGCCAGTTATTGACCAAGTATCAATAGTACCAATGTCTGAACTAAATAAAATAGTATGAGCAACTGTTTTTGTAGAAGCAAGTTCTGTAAAAGAACATGTTCCACTACTAATAGTTGTTGTTGATGTGCCAGTACTTCCACCAATAGTTAATTTGTTATAGGCAAGATTGCCAGGACTAAAAGTTCTTGCACTTGTTGAAGTATTTGATAAAAGAATATTAGCTGTATTTTTATTAAATGTTAAATTAACTGTAGTGCTTGCTAACCAAACAGTAGCTGTTCCTGTTAGCGTCCAAAGTCCGCTACCCATTGTAACTGTTCTAGTCGTGACTCCAGTAAGCAGAAAACCACTACATGTTACATTGTAGTTGTTTGCATTGAATGTTCCATAACTAACAAAAACTGAAGAGTTGCTATTAAATGCATCACCAAGTTGGACTGTTCCTCCAACAGCCTCTATTTCTATTGGAAATGTAATTGTTTTACCTGCAGTAACTAAGTTTATTAAATTTCTATTAACAAAAGTTTGAGTTGATGTTCCACTAACTGTTATTCCTGAACCAAGTGTAAAGCTGCCGTGTATATTGTTAGCTGCATTAAAATTAAGAGTAATTCCTGTTGTACGGCTTGAACAATCAAGTGCGCTGATATTAACACCGTCAACTGTAAGTGTCCCGGTCAAGGTAGTAGAATTATCAATAACCGCAGTATCTTGAGGAAGCGGATAATTAGTATCTGCACCAGCTCCTCCTGAGCTTGTTGCCCACGAACCAGACCCAGCCCACGTAGTATTTGTACCTACACGATAAACAGTTTTGGAAGCAGGAAATGTAATGCCGCTATTGCCGCCGCAATTGCCTCCTCGCGTTGGTGAAATAGGGGCAGCAGCACCAGCAATAGTAATATCTCGGAAATCACAATCATTAGCTGAAACTACAGCAGCTGTAATAGTTCGGTTTGTACCAATTGTATTACTTCTGATAAAATTACGTCGAATAGAACTGGCACCAGCGCAAGTAAGAGTTCCATTAACTGTTAGATCAGAACTAATACTTAATTGCATTACGCCTGAAGAAGGAGCTGTTAGAGTAAGATTATTAAAAGTAGCTGAACCACTGATTGACCTAATTCCACTTGTAGTACCAGTATATGAAACATTGTAGAAAGTCATGCCGCCACTATCTATAGTGACTGATGAGCTTAGATTAATTTGAGAAGTCCCTGCATTAAATGTTAAATTTGTTGAAGGAGAAAAATCTATACCACCACTAGTAAGTGTTACTGTGCTGGAACCAAGGCTAATAGATCGTAAGTTTGCAGTTGAAGAAGTAATTGAACCAGCACAAGTAAAAGAATAGTTAGCAGTATTAAAATTTCCCTCATTAACAAAAAAATTACCGTTACAAGAAAGAGCGTCTCCTAGTGTAAGTGTAATTCCTGCACCCGAAACAATAATAGCTGCAAGTGACTTGCCAGCACTAATTAATGTTCCAGTTCCTGTAAAAGTTGTTATTCCGGTATAGCTATATGTCATTCCAGTTACTAACGTTATGCCGCCAGCAACTGTAATGTCAGATGATCCCGTTAATGTGCCAGTAAAACCCGTGCAGTTAATGCTTTTAGCACCCGTATTACCTGTTGCAATATTACATGAACCTGTAGAGCTAGAAGTAAAGAATACATCGTCAGCAGTGGTTGGAACTGAAGCACCTCCTGCACCTCCTGATGTAGTTGCCCACTTTGTGCCTGCAGTTCCATCCCAGTTTGCAGTACCGCCAACCCAGTAACGATTAGCCATTATTTATGCCTTCTGTTAAGAGTTTTCAATTAAAGCAAGCCAACGATTAAAACGTTCTTGTTTCATTGCGTTAATCTCATCTTGAGTATATTGATGATCATCATCAAGATACAGTGCATCACGGAATACTCCGTAATTAGTATTAAATTCAAAATCAATTTTCATGTTCTTAATCAAGCCTGAGTAGTAGAAGCAACAGCATCCCAAAAAGAATCAGTTGTGTTGTAAACGCAACCTACATATGTTACCTTACCAGCTACTGTTGTTGTGGGAAGTGTGATGCCAAGGGCTCTAAATCCTGTAGATGAAGTTGTCCAGGTAATACCACGTGCCGTGCCATTGTCTTTAAAGCGGAGCATTAGACGCTGGCCATTCGTTGGTGTTCCTGTTGGCGCTGCCAGTGTGATGGAGCCAGTTAGACCTTCAGCCACAAACAAATCAGTGGTGGCACTGTTAGGTGTCAATGTGCCTGTTGTGGCTCCAGCGGTTACGGAGCGGACCTTGGGTTGGGCGGCGTTTGCGAGGTCGTATGCTGTTTTAACTGAGTTTGGCGTAGCAGCAGTTGTAGTACTTGTACTAGAAGTACTATCAGTTAATTGAAGCGTGCCGCGAATACTAGTAGTACCTGCAACAATTTTTGTTCCTTCAATTGCAGCAGAAGCATCAATATCAGCATTAACAATAACTCCAGAACCAATTGCTGTTACACCACTACTATCAATAGAAATATCTCCAGTTATAGCAGTTGCTGTTGGAACATTAGAAACGTTACCAATTAATACACTTCCAGCAGTAATACTTGCTAACTTACTATGAGCAATAGCAGCAGAAGCATTGATATCAGCATTAACAATAACTCCTGCACTAATTTCAGTCACACCAGTATTGCTAATAGTAATGTCACCGGTAACAGCTGTTGCTGTTACAACGTTAGAAGCGTCACCAAGAAGTATTTGTGCACTGGTTAATGAAGCTAACTTACTAAAAGCAATGCCAGCGGTTGCGCTAATATCAGCATTAACAATTGATGCGTTACCGGCAACTAAAATATCTCCATTTTGATTAGGAAAATAAACAGCACGGTTAGCGGTTAACGTGTTTGGAGCAACGCTAATCCGATAAGAAGAACTACCAGCACCTCCTCCATTAATATTGATACCATCGTGTGTTGTTAAAGCACTAACAAATGTTTGACCAGAAGCATTTTGAAAAGTATTCGCACCTGTAAAGGTGTTGTTTCCTGATGCAGTAACAGACGTTGCAATGTTCTGCCAAGTTGGCGCAGAACCTGAACCATTACTAGTTAGAACTTGGCCACTGGTTCCGTAGTTAGCACCGCTTAAACCTAATGCACCGTTGCTATCAAATTGAATACGTGCTGTACCCGCAGTAGCAAGACCAATTTGATCTGCACCTGGAGAAAAGATACCAGTATTGCTGTCACTACTAAAGCTATAAATAGGTGCTGCAGCGGAACCTGTTAATGCTAAATATTGTCCAGCACTGTTGATAGAAGATTTTAAAACACCGCCAGTTGTAAATCCTAATTCATTAGGAGAAACATTATAAACACCAGTATCAGTATCTCCTTCAAATGTGATGCTTGGAACAGAGGCGCTACCTGTTGGGAACTTTGTTCCTGCAGTAACATAATCAGCACCAGCAAGAATAACGCCAAAGAAATTCCAGCCAGCAGTAGGTGCTGTTGCAAAAACAATATTGGTTCCAACTAAATTAAAACCTGTAGTTCCTGTTGGATCAGGTTTTTGTACAACATTGTTAACAGAAATTAAACACTGCTGTGGATTAATTGGAAAAGGTACTGGCGCAGAACCTGAAACCCTTAATGGAAATGTTTTTAAAACTCCATTAAAACTAGAACTAATATCATCAATAGATGTGTAGCTAGGAAAAGCTACTTGAAGATCATTACCAATGTACGGCATCTGTTATACCTCTTATGTTTGCTCAAGGTAGCTAACACATAGATCTAACGATGTTGCTGTATTACATCGAGCACGTAATGTATCAGATGCTTCAACAATAATCTTTGTTCCTCCAGTCAGTTCCAAAGAAGAACCTGCTGGAACTGGCGCGTTTGCTAACAAGTAAACATCATCGCCAGTGGTAGTAACCAAGTACAAATCAACGGTTACACTGCTTCCTGTTTTATTAGAAGCATACACACTCAAGATAATATTTGAACTGCCTGCAACGCCTGTAAAAATGTTTGTTGTGGAGTTACTTATAAGATCGGTAACAACATTTGATTTCGTAGCGTGCTTAAAAGTGTTTGCCATGTCAACTTAAAGCCAAAATCAAAGGGATCACGTCGCCTTGAATAAGGCCACTTAGTGCTGTAATACTACCGGTAACAATAAGATTACCGACAACAGTTGAGGTGCCTGATGAATCTATTGTAACTCGCGCAACACCACCGGTTACAAGAGACAGTTGATCAGGGCCAGAGCTAATTATTCCTGTGTTTGGATCATTAGCAAACTTTAGAGCGCAGCTTGATAAACTACCTGGAGACAGTGCCATGTTGCTGCCATCCTGGCGCAACAAAGGGAAGCCTCCAGCGGTACTTCCATCGTGTACAACACAAGTAAATTCTGAAGTGTTAACAGTAACTTCACCCAGTGCTCCGGTAAAAACGGAAGTCTCACCGGTAGAGCCACGTCTAAATTGTACCTGAGTTGCCACAGCTTTCTCTGAGCCTTAGGTTTATTCTAAGTTGTTAAATCCTTTAGAATAATTAGAGGTTAGTCTTGTATAGATGACTCCTGAGATAATTATTGCAGCTATTACTGCTGGATTAGCAGCATTTACAGGGCTATCCAAATCACTTTCAACTTTTAACGAGCGAATCAATACCAGGTTTGAAAAAATTGAAACCAACTATGATCGTTTAGAAAATACAATCATTCGTGATTATGTATTAAAGCAAGACTTTCTCAGAGAGATGCAAGCTGTTCACCAGAAGCTTGATCGAATTTGGGACTACATGATGAACCATAAGATTTAAATGGCAACCCAACTAGCACTGGTGCTGTTGTAAATATAAAGTCCAGGAGCAGATTTATCATAATGCAGCTGCCCATCAGTTGGATTTGTTGGAAAACCGCTAGCTGACGTGGAGGCAACAGCCTTCGGCAATTGCCAAGAGCTGCCATCATAGATTTTAAAGATCTGCGTACTTGCTGTATCTAACCAGCTTTCCCCTTTTGAAAGAGAAGCGTAACCAGTAGGTACAGCGTTAGGAGCAGTGTTGCCAACATGAATTGGTCCAACTTTAATTAAAGCCGGTGTTCCTGCATTGTCACGGAAATATAAACCTGGCTCAGTAGCGTTGTAGTTAAGAGCAAGTTCACCATCTCCTAAACGACTGGGAAACACCCTGTCATAAAGAAGACTAGAACGTAAACGTAGGATTTGAACTGCCATGTTTAAGTATTCAGATAAATGCCACAGTCAATTTGTGTGAAGGGAGGCGTTGTTGGAACACCATTAACGTATGTACCGCAGTCTAAAACATCTGGAGTTCTTGTTCCTGTAGCAGGATTATAATCCAGTGGAGTACCGTTTAGATAGTTACCACAGTCAATCTCACCAAAGCGGAAATCAGAATTGTAATCAGTTAAAGGCTGATCAAGCATACCAAATTTGGCACTCTTAATCAAATCCATATCAATGTTGAGCATCTTTTGCATGATAGTCAACATTGTTGTTGTCACATTTAAAGGCGTTCCAGTAAAACTAAAACGATTACTATTTGGATTATTAGGATCGTACTGAGAATTGCGTCGAATATCGTCAGTAACCATTTGAGTTACTAAATTTGGATCGTAGTTTGCTACCTGCGTAGGTTGATTACGATCTCCGCTAATGGATTTAGCACCAGTCCAAGGCATCCCGTAACCCATCATTTGAAGACGCTCTGCAGCCACGCGAAGGCGTTCATTTTCTTTTTCTAAACGCTTAAGAAAAACTTCGGCAGATTCACCAGCAGGCGGATCGTTAGGTTCTAATAACCAAGTGTTAATGTACTCATGAGGTTTAAGATTATTTACCGTGCAATATCCACTTGTTGTCTGACTGAAAGGATAAATGATAACAAAGTTATTAGCATCAATAATCTGAGTAATAACATACTCACCGGCAAGGGCATTTCCGCTCGTAAACTCAACATTAACGCGGGTATTTAAGCCTAAACCATGGGGCTCATCTGTTGTAACTGTAATATTAGGACCTGATTGCGTATAGCGTCCACTCAGATTTAATGGATCATTACCTTCATCGTGGACAATAGACCACATGGCAGCATAAATATGTTTACACCAACGAAGCTGATAGTATGCAAGCAAAGGACGTGATAGATCTGCGCTATCTTCATATGTAGGTAACTGATAAAAATTATTAATCACCACGTAACCAAAATCAGAATAAACACCTACATCATCTCTTGTTTCAACCAAATTACCATTGCGATCAAAGCGATAACCTGGACGCACTGAGCCTGCAAGAGTATTAGGAAACTTACGCCGTTCTTGTTCTTTATAAAAGTTAAATGTTTCTCGTTTCAAGTAATCCTGGCATGTGCACTGATAACGTATCTCTGTTGTCAAATAGCGTCCTACAGTAAATCCACGATGCGCCGGAACAATTGTTTTGGGTATTCCTTGATTTGTACTAGACGGTAAATTTGTTACAGGATCAAATAAACGTGTACCATAACTATCATCACGTTGGAATAAAATTTCATTTGTTGATAAGTCTGTGCCAGTAACCGTATAACCTACATAATCATTGTAGTCATAACCGCGAATTCTGCGGTTTACAATCATTGAGCCTGAAGTAACGCCGCTAATTAAAGTTGTTATTGTGAACTGCGTGCTATTTAAAACAGTAACTGTATAAAGACCTGAAGCTACAGCACCACTTGTTACCGCTATAAAAACTTCATTGCCACTAGAGAGGCCATGAGCAGCAGTACAGGTTACTGTTACAGTCGATCCGGTTCTTGAATATGTAGAAAAGATTCCAGGATCCCGTTCAATAATACGATCTGCTAAACGTTCTCCTGCAAAGAATGTAACCGGTGTTGGAATAGAACGTAAACGTACTCGTTGTTGGACCCAGTTTGGATCCGTAAAGGTTGTAACTTTAAATAGAGTTACATTCCCGCTGGTACTAATAGCACTAGAAGCAGTGCAAGTAAATGTATTTATTGTCGTTCCTGTAATTGTTAACGTTTCATCAAGTGCTGCGCCGCTAGTAACATTGAGATAGATAGAGTCACCTGTGGTGTACCCATGCTCAACACTAGTAACTGTTATGGTAGTGCCGCTTTGTAAATACGTGCCATTTTTAGGTGTTTGCATATAGCGAACACCTAAGATTGGTAAACCAAAGTTGTAGAAATTAAAAGAGTTGGCATCACGGACGCCAACCATTTGTTCTCCAATCTCACTGTGGGAGCTTGGAAAAGTAAACATCCGTGCAGGAATAAAGACTCCAGGAAACTGCTGAAATGCACAATACATACGGAAGTCGCCACGGGTATTCCGTCCGGTTGCTCCGCTTCCTAGATAGGTTTGCGTTAACGTGTATAGCTCGTAACCACGTCTCCAACGATTCCACATAGAGTCATGGTTATAAAAACGAATCCGACTAACCTGATTACGATCACCTGGTTCAAAATCAAAAGGGTTTGTGTCAATCCCTAGTTGATATTTAGTTGGTTTTTTGTTGATCTTATCGGAGAAGTTTTTAAAACCGCTATCAAATCTTCCTCCAAAACTATCTTTACGCCTAGGCATTTAAAGATAACCCTTTACGGGGATCTCCTGGATAAGGATAGCTTACTTCTTTTACACCCATCATTCGACGCCAGTTATTGGCCATGTCAACAGCAAGCTGCCAATTAATCCTGTTCTGATCTTGAGACCAGGATTGAATATCTTTCATAGATCAATAGTATCCGCCTTGCAGGCAAACATAAAAACCGTTGGTTAATGCTGCTGTTCCGCTAACCGATGCATATAAAGCTTGACCACGTTGCAAAACTAATCCGCGAGTTTTAGGCGAAACTTCATTATTAGTTGAAGTAAAGTTAGCTCCAGCGTGTGGAACTGGATGGTTAATCAAAGGAAGAACTTCATTTAAAGTTAGGCTGTATGTCTGACTTGCAGCCACAGCAGGAACGCTAACAGTAAACAGTGGGAAGAATTGGTTAATATTTGTGATCGAACCAGTGTTAACAAGATAGAAACAAACATCAATAGGCTGGTAAACGTTAACGTTTCCAGAAGTAGTCAGTGTTCCTGCGCTAGTAATCGTAAACGTTGTTGAAGTAACGGCAGTAACAGTAGCTGTTTCATCAACAGCTGTACCACTGGTGTAATCTAGATAAACAGACTGACCAATTTTTAGATTGTGATTTGCAAGGGTAACTGTTACGGTAGTTGTACCAACTTGTGAATAAGTTCCTGCTCCAGGAGTAGCAGCGTCTAAAAAGATATTACGTTCTTTGCTATAACGTAACCAAATCTCATCAACGTACGCACCACTAACAGAGGTATCTGTTAATGCGCTATCAACATCTAAAACGTTGGTGGCGTTGCCCACAGCTGTAGGAATTAAGCTCGTGGAGAACAGCTGACCAGAAGCAACGGTTAAAAGAGTACTGTTAAGAAAGGGCCGGTCAATCATTGCCGGCTGCTTATTGGTAGAAGAACTAGCCATTCCTTCTGGTTAACGTTATTTGCTAAACCTATTGTAGCGCAGGTTTAAGCAAATAGTTTTTCAAAAATTAAAGGGTCTATTTGCTGAAGCCCTTTAATCTTGCTCCCTGCCATCCGATAGTCACCAGGAAGCGGGCGGGTTCCAGGAGTGCCGTCGCCAGGAAGAGGCCGTAGTCCTGGTTCATAGTCACCAGTACGCGCACCAAGGCCACGTCCTCTTGGGGTTATGTCCCGCTCCTGGAGTGGATCAATCATTGCCCTTTGTGTTTAGTAGCCAGTTCAACAGCACGTCGTGCTTTTTTAGCAGCCGGTGTGTTTTCTACAAACTGTTTACCGCTCCGGGATTCACGCTGCTTCTTTTGATCCGTTTGCTTGCGTTCTTCTGGAGAGAGCCGAGCCCACGCAGCTTGAGGTAAGTAACGCTCTGTGCTTTTCTTACCTGGCTCAATTGCTTTATCAGCCATCGTTGATTGGTCCTCCATAGAGCCAGGCATCACAGGTCCTTGCTGCAGCACACTTAAACTTAAAGAGCTGGCAATAACCTAAGTTGGAATGGTCTAAAACTTCGTAAGGATCTGCAGCACCGCTTTCATTGATTCCTTCAATGATGCAATCTAAGATTAAACCAGATTGATCAAAGGCAGCACAGTTACCACAACGTGCAGACATTACAGTTTCTACATCACTGTTCCACATGTCTGCTTTCTTTTCCCAAAACCCAGGGTCAGGTTCATCAGGATTCAAAGGACCATAAGCAAAGTTATCAATGGTCCAATTTCTATTTTTGATATTTTCTTTAATATCAGTTGTAGCACGAGGGCATGACTGTCCTACAGCAGTTGCAGTTTTACCAAGCAGTGCTTTTGCTTTGTAGTTTTCCATCATCCTTTCTTCTTCTCATACTCATCTTTAGTCATCCACTTTTGCTCACCCCAACGCTTTAAAGATTTCTGTCCTTCTGTTTTTTCTCCTTTGTAACCGCCACCTTTCTTCTTGTATTCTTGCGCCAGGAGCTGAGCTTTTCGTGCACTCCACTGACCTGGCTTCCCTCCTTTGGAACCAGCCATGATGCGATCTTTAATGCGTTCACGCATTTCTGGTTTGGTATACGCCATCAGAACTGATTTTGAATTGGTCTTTTATTAAGAATAACAGGAGGCACTGCATCACTTGCAGAACGATCTACCTCACGCATGTAAGCAGGGTTGTTCAGCTGATACCGTGGATCATTGCTTCCGTTGTAACCTACAACATAAGAGCAAGGGCTGCTCTTCTCTTTTATCTGGGATTGAAATGGGTCAGCAAAACTAGCCGTAGTCATGCTGTAATCCTGATACATGTTGTTGTAATTAACAGGATAAGCAGAGCTATAACCAGGAACGTTTGCAAATCTCATGCAAAGTAATTAGCTGTTGGTTGGCTTTGCATCATCTTAACTAAACTGTTAACGGGAATAGTACTGCCAGATGGTTTAACCATCTTTGAAATATAGTTTTTTAAATACTGCTCACGACTTTGTTGTTCTTCTGCCTTGTTTCCAGTTTGAATAACAATGTTAATTGACTGTGGAGAATCAGTAGAAGATGGTTGTTGAGCAGGTTGAATTTGTGGAGTTTGTTGTCCACCTAAAGATGCTTCTTGTCCGCCTTTAGTATGTAGTAGCTCAATTTCGTAACCTTCTGGTGTTTGAATAGTTCCTAAACCTTTACCTGGTTTAAAAGCACCTGCACCTTTCCAGTACAACGGAGTGCCGCCAGGAACACCAAAGTCAATTCCTTTGTGATAGGTTGAAGCTCCAGCGGTAGGTGCAGACCGTGGACCAAACCCAGAGGTAATAGGGAACGCTGGTTTAAACCCGTCTTTTGTTTGCTGGTAAAGGGGAGTTTTTGCCTCCCCAATTACTAAGTTTTGCAGGCCACTGCGCCATGTGCTGGGGTCAATGTACTGTCCACCTTTTTTAACACGGACATCAAGGTGAGGTCCGGTTGTTGGAAAAATATCTTCTCCAGGTTTAGCAACGTAGCCAGTATGGATAATGCCTGCCATAACTATGCGAAGTAATTAGTAGGCTCTGTTTTGACCATCTGTTGCGCCAACTCCATTGGAGATGGAATAGATGAGCGCCTATTCTTTTGATATTCTAATAGGAAACTTAAAGGATCACTACTTGCTGTTGAGGAAGCCTTAGCTCCATCGGCAATAATGATGTTAATGTTTGGCATTCCTGCCTGTTGCTGTTGCTGTTGCTGTTGTTGAGGTGGTTGGCTAGCAACACTTCCTGGCCCAACTTTTTGTTTTTGTTGCTCGTAGTATTGATACAGGTCACCGAGTTTTTTAAAAGGTTGCCCATAGTAACTTCCTCCACTAGATGTTGGCAATGCAGCCCACTCTGGAGCAAGCTTGTTAAGAACAGTTCCAAATTTTTCTCCTTTTAGGAAGGGGTCTAATGCGCCTCGCTTTTTATCAATCAAATAAAGAGCAGCAAGGTCTTGAGATTTAGGGCTAAAGTCAGGTAAGCCTAAAGCTTTTGAGGTGTCCTGCCATGTTCCAGGCATGAACTGATAAGCACCAGCAGCAGCACTGTCGTATTTACCGCTGCTAATAACTTTATCTGGATGTTTCCATCCTTTGGATGTGTCAAATTTGCCACCACCAAACATGGTTTGGTAGCCGGTTTCTCCTGGTGTACCCTCTGCGTAACGGATGGTATTGAGCAGAGCACGTACCTGAGGACGTTGAAGCAGTTCTTCGTAGCGTTGGCGCAGATCTGACATGGCTTTACCGGAGGTTGTACTCGTAGTAGAAGCGGGTACCGATGGCTGTGTCGGCAGGTCCTGGTAAAGCTTGAATAAATTCGGCGCCTTCACGCTCGAAGCGATAACGGGCTTGCATAGGATTCCTATAGTTAGCCACGTATAAATGAAGAGCTAATCTGTCAGTTTCATAAAGATAAATCTCTGTCCAGGTTTTAAGTGTTTCTTTGAAATCAGTCGTTGTGATAGTACGGTCAACATCACCAGCGATGTTTTCTAACCGGTTACGTGGAACTGAATTATTATTCACACTACCTGTCATATCGGTGCGCTTCTCCGCCTCATCGCACCGAGTGACTTGTTCGACCAATTTCGCGTACCAGAAAGAATCTGGTACATTGTTCAAAGCTTCCTCAAGCCTAGCAAGATCACCAGCAGGAATAGATGTGGTGTTATATCCTAGGTGCCAACGGATCTTTGACTTGAGGAAGTTATCAAGTTGCATTATTCAACTCGAATAAGATTTTCTTTGATAATTTCATCCCAATCAACACGCTTAATAGCTTTAAGTTGATCTAAACGGACGAACTTTTCGCCGGGCATTGAGGTTTGTAAATCCTTAATATCCCGTGCTGTTTTCAATCCTACTCCAGGTAAATGGTCTGCAATCTGTCTAGCACTCGCAGTATTGAGATTAATGCGAGTATCTAGTGGGAAAGTTTCCTTTTTAGTAGGAATGGGAGGGTTGACGCCTTCTTCTTTGAGCTGCTCAGTGAGGCGTTCTTCCGTCCGATCCTTTTCATTGGTAGCACCAATGTGCGGAATCAAATCATCGCGTTCGATGTACAGAACTTCATCCTGTGCATCAATACACATCATGATTCCATCACCGTGGTGAGAAATCATTTCAACGAGTTGACCAGTTGGTTTGTATTGGTAGAGCATTCAAGAAGAGATGACAACTACCAATACAATACCAACCTCAACTCAGCTAATCAATATAGATCAGCTATCAGTGCCACCCACCTGAGAAGCAAAATCAATGAACTCATTGATATCTTCCCAAGCCACAGCAGCAGCAGGACGCAGATAGTTAACGCGGCAAAGGATGTAACCAGCCTTGCCAGCATCTTTATCGGTCGAGCTGATGAACACACCGTCACCGTCCACAGTGGTGGAGGTCACAGCGTTCACGTTGAACACCTTGAAGGTGGTATCTGCAGTAACGCGATAGAACATCGAGTTGGCAAAGTCAGCCGCCACGATGCCTGCTGTCGTCACAGCAGAAGTGAAGGGCAGGTCAGCAATCGTGGTGTCGCTCAGACCCTGAGCAAACAGGGAGCTGGTTGCAGACACAATGGAGCTAGCAGCAGCCAGACCATTAGCTTGAGTCGAAGGAACACCGAATGGAGAACCACCGTTGTTAGGACCAAGCAGCAGACCTTCGGTGGAGGTGCCACCGATTGCACAAGTCACAGGGGAGGCAGGAAAACCAGCCAGACCACCAGCAGGGAGGTCCTGAGCAATGGCGATAGAAGCGCCATAGATGTAAGCAGGACGATCAGAGCTGGCTTGCACCACAAGGGAGGTGCGATTGTCACGCACCCGGTCGTCAGGACGACGATCAGGAGAGGGGACAATAATGTCAAAGCTCTTGAAGTTAGCTTTATCGGCAGCAAGGTTATCAACCTTGGCATAACCAATCAGCTCAAAAGCTTCGACGCCAGGCCAACCATAAACACCTTCGGTGTTATAGGAGGAGAGGCGGTTAATTTGATTACCGGGTTGCAGAATTGCACCGGCTTCTTCTTTGTAAGCAGCCATTGTTAATTACCTCCTTCCTCAAACGATGGTGAAAGCAGTGGTAACAAAGTCCTTGTTCAGGTTGGCAAAGCCAGCGTACAGCTGCCAAATCAGGATGATAAAGCGGCTGAAGTCATCGTTGTTGTTGATGAGCACCTGAGCATTAGGACCACCGATACCGACGCCCACGGCCTGAGGACCGAAGAACAGTGCAGGAGGAGTGTCGTGAGAAACAGCACCAGCGCCATCACCGATGTCAACGGTGATGGTTTTGGAGGGGAAGTTGGTGGACTCGAAGAAACGCACACCTTCAAACACGAAGCCAGAAGGCATGGTGGGCTCACCACCAACAAATTGAGCTTGGCCGTACTGACCGCCACCATAGATAGCAGCGTTGGGGTTCATACCGCTCATCAGCGGGTTACCACCAGCAAAGCCAGGATAACGAGCCACTTCACGGAAGCCCTGATCAGCACGCAGATCCTTCATGAAAGAGGGATCAGCAATACAACGGTAGTAACCGTCAGCAAACACGGGGACGTTACGCTTGCGGAGGCTCTTCACCACTTCAAGCAGGTCGGTCTTCACGTTGAACTTATAACGCTCAGAGGCATACTCAGTAGCGGTGTAAGCAGTCAGCGTGGTAGCGCCAGTCTTTGCTTTGTTGTTGGGGTAGTAGTAACCACCCTGGGTGTCGGAGGACTGACCACGGGACTCGGACTTGAACAGTTCGTCCAGGAACACACGGTCGCGCCAGCGGCGATAGTCATCCAGCAGGGTCAGCGAACCGATGGACTGGTGGAACATGTTGAGGTTCCCGGTGTCCAGCAGCAGACGCTGAGCGGTCATCAGAGTCTCACGAGCAATCTTGAAGGTGCTCGGGAGGTTAGCGTTGTTCGGATCTGCAGGACCGGTGTACTCACGGAGAGACACCAGCACCTTGTCCTTAACGATGGACCGGCTGTTAGCAGTACCGATGGTTTGATCCTGGGTACGCTCACGGTTGGTCTTGGTACCAGGGTTACCCCAGAAGCGGTACCGGTCTAACTGAACCGTTTGGCCGGGCTGTTTGGTGAAGTCGTGGACGACAACAGGCTCGCAAGCCATTTCCACGATGTAAGCTGGATGGGGGCGGTACAGCTCCGCACCCAACAGCTTGGGAAAGTCGTTATCAATAAACATGTTGGTTATTCAGCGTAGTTTTAGCTGACACCGGAGATCCAGAAAGATCCCTGACTTGTGGCAAAGAACCACGGTAAATCTGGGAACTTCCGCCCCATTAATAAAATTATAGCAATACTTACTTATTGGCTTTATTAATTTTGGCCCATTTCCTGGACAAAAGAACGTAAAAACCTACCTGCAGCAAGGCCACCAAGGGCTGTAGCTGCCGGAGCTATTACATAACCTGCAGCTTGTAAAGTACCAGGGACAGCAGATACTGGATAACCAGATTGATTAAGAAGATTAGTTCCCCGCCTACTTGCTTCAATCTCAGTAACAATACGTCCGCTGTGGTTGAGATAGTTCATCCCTAAAGCAAGAGAGGCAGCACGACGAACTGATGGAACAGCAGCTGCTGCACCAATAGTGGCGAGTCCCATTACATTAGGATTAATGCCAGCATAAGTGTGTCTTTGAATCCACTGAGGTAGTCCACCTGCATCTTCAATAGATTGGTGACCTAACTCATGACCAAGAGTAAACTTACTTGCAGCATACTGATTCAAGGAAATTGTTTTTTCTCCTTTCCTTACACTCCTTCCGTAGGGATCAGTATTGCCAACAATCTCAGGGGTAACTCCTGTTTGTTTTGTATATTCTCCAACAATCTGATTAAGTGCTGGCTGCTCAAATGCAGTACCAGTTTCTTGCATTCCACGTTGTCGATATTGTTTAACAGATTGACGTTGCAAAGCGCGTGCGCCAGCCATGCCAGCTAGTGCAATTCCACTTTGCAATGCAGATTGTTCAGATTGGTTCACTCAGGATCAAAATAAGGTTGAACAGATTGATACCCACCTGTTTTATTTCCGTAGTTATAAGTTGTTGGAGGGAGTGGACCAATGCGGCCATAAGGGTTATGGTCTGCAGGTTGTAGTGTGCTTTGCCCACCAAAAACTTCTGGATTCATTTGAGCAATAAACATTTCTAAATGTTCTTTTGCTTCTGGTTTTGTTTTCTTAGCCATTAGGATTCCTTGTTAGAGTTAGAAGTGTAAATAGGTTCAGGACCCATTGCAGCACGCAATAAATGTTGCCGTTGTTGTGCACTTTTTACATCATAAGAAAGACGTAATTGTTGTGTACCTAAAGGAGAGCCAAGTTGATTTAACGCAATGTAACTTGTTTGTAAATCAGCGGGCATTGGACTATCTCCCATTTGTCCTGGTTGAGCCATTGTACGGCTGCGTGGATCACTTGCTTGAAAAGCAATTAGAGAATTAATTCCTGCATTAGCACCCATGCCTCCAACAAAAGCACCGGTCATAGCAGCACCTGCAGCAGCAAGGCCTAAATCACGTTTTTTAATTGAACCTTGAGTTCCAACAGAAGAACCAAATTGCTGAGCTTGACCGCCAATGTTTTGTAAAAATTGTCCAACTTTTTTACCAACTCCGCTACCGGCAGATTCTGCAGCTTGCATACCTGCTTTTGCAACTTGAGCACCTTTCTGTTCAATGCCGCGTGCAATGCCGCCACCTAAGTAGCTAGCTGCAGTGCGTGCAGAATCTGGAAGCATTGCCATATCTAAAAAGCTGAAACGGTAATTAATTTCATTCTAGTTTTACTGCATACGCACGTTTGTTTGATATGGATTAATCATTTGTGGATTTTGCATAAGTTGATAAGCTGCTTGAGCTGCTTCTGGATCTGGATATACAAGCTGACCTCCTTGTGTTACAACTCCTGCTCCTATTGCACCCAATGTTTGTAAATTCTGAATTGCAGCATCTTTAGCCCGTTCACGCCCTGCAGCATGTCCTTGTCCATAAGCAATACCCGCAAGAGGATTAAGCATCAATCCGTAACCTAAAGTTCCACCCATACCTCCTTTTGTTGGATCAGCATAGCCTGCTTTCTCTCCATGAATTCTTGCAACAATTGCAGGAACACCAAGACCTAATGCAGCACCCGCTAATCTAAAACCCGGAGATAACATTGCAGAAATAAAAAAAGGGGCAGTAATCACTACCCCTTATTCTAAACTCAATTGTTTTTAAAGATCACTCCATGACAAGGAGTTTCTGGCGGAAGACACCAGGATTGCGTTGAGCTTGCGAAAGATAGCGCCAGGCATTAGCAGGATCACGATCTGCAACAGTGCCAAAATTATCCCAGAAATTCCGAGAATCCATATCTAGTTGAGGGCTTGGCGGAACCGGCATACTTGCTCGCTCCAGGTTTGGAGTGTAGTACTCAGGTTCTGCATAAGCTTGTTGATAAGCTTGTTGCCCATCTTGAACTGGGTAAGGACCGTTTTCACCAAAGAACTCACAAGTGTAATCAGCAAGTACGTCAGGATCAGTCAAGATCTTTTCGTAAGCTTGATGTTCTTGTGCCAGTTCTTCTAACAGTTGAACAGCTTCTGATAGTTGCTCATAACGAGCAATCAAAGCATCTTCAACAGTGCAAGCGTAATCGTTAAGAACAGCAGGTGCATCGGCACCAAAGTGGTCAATGACCTCAAGACTTTGAGGACTTACCCCGTTTGCGAGGAGCTGTTGTGTTGTTATTTCCTGCGATGTTGGGGAATAACTGGGCGAGTAACCCTGGCTGGACGGATAAATCGGGGCTGCCGAATTGCTGCTGAATGTTCCGGTCTGTTGGGAACTGAAGCTGGCCGGGTCGATTCCCTGCGTCGGTGCGGACTGTTGACCCTGGAACGGGAATTGAACTGGTGAACTCAGGAGCGACACCACCCGATTGAACGCTTCCTTGTACGGGTTCTCCGCTGAAGGTTGGGCTGGCTGGTACGATTGGATAGGGGCGTACGGGGCTGCCGAAATTTGCGCCTGCATCTGGGGTGCCGGTGCCTGGGCCGGCTGGTAAGGCGCCACCCACTGGCTGGTTGTTGCCACCGGAGCTTGCGCTGCCGTCTGTTGTGCTACCGGCGCCGCGTAGCTGCTCGGCGGGGTCGAATACTGTTGGGGTACCGATTGGATCGGCGCTGCGGTATCGGCCTGCATAGGTTACCTCTTTCTGGAGACTTTCGAGTGTTCTGTAAAGGAATGGCGTCAGATCAAGACGCGGATCAGCTGCCAGGGGGAGATCTGGGCGCTGGGGATGAGGTGTACGCATTTCTTGATTAATGAGATCAAGGAATGATGCATACGCTCGTTGTACTTGACCAACCATCCGGAAAGGATAACCGGAGAGCATCTCTGCAACTTCGTCATCCGTTTTGGACGGGAACAAGTACTTAAGTGCCTCAATACTATCAACACCCAATTCTTGTAAGTTGCGGGTAAAGATAGATTGATTAACTTTATCTTGTGGTGTGTCTTCATAGACAGGACCCATCCAGCGCCAAAGCACTGTGCGGTCACCATCTGGAGCAAGACCGATTACACCATCAGGAATCTCTTTGGTTTCAAAAGCTTTGTTTAAAGCTTTATCCAACCCTTTCTCATACTTCTCTTTTGCTTTACGGTGTTTTTCTAGTGCTTCATCATCAGCATTTTCCGGCAATATCGGATATGTTAACCCAGATGCAACTGCTAATGATTTACGGAAGAGCTGCTCTTCCTGATAGATCATCAGTTCAAAGCAACGGCAGATCCCGTAGGTATAAAGCTGCAGACACTTTTTCTTTGCGGTGGCGCTAACGCGACCATAAGCAGATTTAATTTCGGTAGCAGTAACGTTGGTAATTGAAAGGTCATCAATACCGCCGAGTGCTAAACGGATCTCAGAACGCAGTTGATCAACATAACGGGATTGATCTGTGCTGATGGCATTAGGTGTAATAAAGCCAACGCGATCTGTTGGTTCCAGGTTGGCAATCACCCGTGGAACACGGAGGCCGCCACCAGGTAAGCCGATGTAACCAGCTTGCTGGCGCTCTGTCGGATCTTGTTTGAAGGTCGAGCTGGAGAGAGAAAACTCTGATTGGAATCCAGATTGGCTTGCAATGCTGGGTCGTTGAACTGCACCGTCTTTTGCAGTTTCAACAATGTCGTGTTTTGGCCGGGATGAAAGGAGTGTTGGATTACCAAAGAACGACAGGTTTGCCCTGATGTTCTTTACCATCTCATCGTGAGCAATGATCTGGTTAGCTAACCATTCAAATTCTCCGCTTCCATCAGTACCGAAAGCATCGGGATTGTTGAGAACTTCTACACAAGGAATAAATCCAAGAGTGTTCTCAAGTACTTTGTTATCGTTAAAGTTAAGTGTTGCCTCCAGTGAATCGAATGTGAGTTCCTGTTCACTGTGAAGTTCGTGAATTTCACTTGGCGTGATACGAAGCCGAACATAACGTTTATCAGTAATCAGGCCTACGCCACCAAAACCACGGCTGGATTTAACCTTGTATGCATAGATAATGATGACCTCTTCTAGATCACCATCTGGAGAGTAATAAGTACGGTAAGCATCTTTATCAAACCAATACAATCTGTAAGTTTTCTTTGTTGGTCTGATATAAAACAGTCCTTTACCGTAAGATAAGAACCGATCCCAAATAGAATCTAACCGTGCATCTAAACGATTGAACTTGATAACTTGCTGAATAAAATCAAAACGTTGAGTTCCAAAGTTATCTTGATTGGGATAAAACTCGACGCCCTGCCGAATCCCAAACATCTTCATTTGGGAAAGGTGAGCATTGATGAGCATCGTGTCTGCTGTCCCCGTGGCCTCACGGTTAACAACAGCTTTGAGCATTCCTTCTAAAACGGATTGGCTCTGGGTGCTCATAATTGAAAAGAGTTAATTAGTTGTCTTCGATCTCGTAACCAGTTTGCAGACGCCGTAAGGTAATTACGTCATCCTCTACCTCAATATCAAACTCAGTTCCTGGTTGGAGCGCCATGTCGTGACACAGCTCATCAGGTAAAGGAATGATAGCTGAACCGTAAGCATCTTGCTCAAGTTCAACAACAAAGTAACCGGTGCTCATTGGGACGTAGTATCAGTCTAATTCCGACAATACTCTAACCTTAATATTCCAACTCCAACTTACCGCGAGTCATTAGGCCATTGCAAAGCCAGACCATGGCATCAACACAATCGTCATGGGAACTAACACCAAAATTAATGATCTCATCATGAAGCGCTTGAAACTTGCGGAATTTATTAAAGAAGATCTTACGCTGCTCAAACAAGCCCATGATGCCCCTAAACCGTGCAAGTTTGTCGCCACGGAATCCTTTGACTGGATGCCAGATCAAGTTGTAAAGACCATGTTCCATCTGGCAGATCCGTTTGAAGTCAGCTTCTAGAGATGCTTGGTAGGCCACGGCTTCTGACCAAATATCAACATTAGATCCTGTAGGAAAATATTTCTCACCATCTTTATAAACAATTCCCCATTCATACATCATCTCCATCATCGCTTCTAATTTTTCCAGGTTACCCATTAAGCGGAGACGCTTGGTATCAATGATGTAGATCTTATCCCCAACCCTGCCGCCTAGTACAAATACACTATAGTCATTGCGTTCACGCACGCCAGCAGAAAGGTCAACACCAACACCCAGCGTGTCAAACTCCGTTGGAATTTTGCTCTTGACAAGAAGATCAGGTGAGATAGATAACTCACTAGTTTGAACAATTTGATTCTGATACTGAAAACTAAAGCTGATTGGAGCCTGGCGTTTACGATCTTGGAGATACTCTAGTGACCACATCTCAGGCCAGTAGGATTTTTCATCGCCATTCTCATCTACCGTAATAGCAGATTGAACAATCTGTACCCAGTCATTAGCTGGAGTAAAGGTTGTGTTATGAATATCGTCATGACGGAATCGAGTACCTAGGCAGATTGCACGAGCACCTTCAAACATGGTAGGAACAATAACTGAGTTCCAGTTATCTTCCATAGCAGCACGAATATCTCTGTTTTTAATATCGTCAGCACTCTTAATAGCGTCATCAATAATACAAAGGTGCGAACGCTTTGAGGTCACAGCACCTTTAAGACCTGCACAACAAACGGTAAATTCTTCTTCACCAGTTGATCTAATTCCTGCAAACTTCCAATCAATACTCCAGTATTCATTGGAGTTAATCCCTTTGGCAATTTTAACCATTGGGAAGATTTCTTTATAGTGTTTATTCTCTTCAATGATGCGTTTAATGGCTGCACTCTTAGGGCGTGCAACATCAACAGTGTAAGAAATATAAAGGATTTTTAACGGTTTCTTATGCAGTGCATGAACGCCAATAGACCATGCAGTAAATAAACCAAGCACAGTGCTTTTTGCTGAGCCCCGTGGCGCCAGGATGTCTACGTTGGGGCCAGCAATGCCCATCAAACATTCAGAGTTATCGCCTGTGCAAAGATGCTCATGCCATAAACGCATGTGTGTAGCTGGTGGTTTTTCACCAACTACATCACAGAAATAAGAGAAATCAACGCGTGCCCGTTCAACATCAATATTGCTAGTCTTTTTAACAACCTGTTGTTTTGCACCAGCGCGGGCAGTGCGCCTATAAACAGCGTAGAGGGATGTGTTTGCCATCCCCTTACCCTAACTCCTTACACTCAGGATTCTTCTGCCAGGATTTTTGTCCACACTGCCATTACAGCATCTTGGAGTGGACCTTCAATAGGGTCATCTTTGAAGATCAGTACAATCTCACGCAGAGCACGATCAGCACCAGCAAGGATTAATCCCTGCTTGTCACCAACATAACGCTCATCTTGAATCTGCTTAATAGCGCCACGTAGTTCTTTTTGCAGCATAGCAATACGAGCAGTACCGTTATCTTGTTTCACCATGCCCAAGTCAATAGCTTGACGCAGCTTTTCTACATCTTCTCGCATGTTATCAATTTCAATCTCCAGAATTTGCTGAAGATTTCTTTTTTTAAATGTTGATTGTTGCCACTCATCACATTCCACAATGTTACCTGTAAACCCAAGGAATCGGGCATACAGGTACATCTGAATGGGGGAACTATGTTTTTTGCAAAATGTAAGGAACGCTTCTTTCTCGTTAGGACTTAAAGTTTCTAACCAATCAATCACGAACGGAATGCAGCACGTGCTTGACTATAATCCTTCTCCTCTCTGTAACGACGATACAGCTCTTGCTGCAGTTCAGTTTCACGTTGTTCACGTGCTTGGCGACCAATGGTTTCACGCGTTTCAGTTCCACGTGTCTGCTCAAGTCCAGTTTCACCTGTGTAGCGTTCACGCTGTGTTGCACGCTCCTGTTCTCCAGTCAAACCAATCTGCCGCTCTTGGCCAGCCAAGAGTTCTGATTGGGTAGCGCGTTGTTCACGTCCGGTTGTTTGAATGCCCAGACGTTCTTCTGTGCCACGTAAACCAATCTGTCTTTCTTCTCCGGCTTGGCGTTCAAACTGTGTTAAACGCTCCTGAGTTCCAGCAGTCTCCATACCACGTCGTTCTTCTGTACCACGAAGACCAATCTGACGTTCTTCACCAACCTGGCGCTCAGCTTGTGTACGGCGTTCTTCTGTACCAGTTAAACCAATCTGACGCTCTTGCCCAGCCAACAGTTCACGCTGTGTGGAACGTTGTTGTTCACCGGTAGTGCTAATTCCTAGACGTTCTTGTTCGCCACGGGTAACAGCAGTTAACCGTTCTTGAGTACCGGTTAAACCAATCTGCCGTTCTTGACCGGCTAAAAGTTCAGACTGTGTTGCACGCTGTTCACGACCAGTTGTTTGAATACCTAAACGTTCTTGTTCTCCGCGAACCCGTGTAAGACCAGTTTCACCGGCAAACCGTTCTGTTTGCGTTCTCCTTTCTTCAGCACCGGTTAAACCGATTTGCCGTTCTTGACCTGCAAGTAATTGCCCTTGTGTAGCGCGTTGCTGTTCTCCTGTTGCGCTAATTCCTAAACGTTCTTGCTCTCCACGAGTACCAATTAAAACTCCTTCACCAGCAAAACGCTGACGTTGAGTTTCTTGTTCACCAGCAATTTGTTGGCCCAGAGTTAAACGTGATTCCCGACCGGTTAAACCAATCTGACGTTCCTGTCCAGCAAGTAATTGCTGTTGCGTAGCACGTTGCTGTTCACCAGTAGTAGTAATTCCAAGACGCTCTTGCTCACCGCGTGTAAGCGTAGTTAAGCGTTCTTGTTGACCAGTCAGGCCGATCTGTCGTTCCTGGCCAGCAAGTAATGCTTCTTGTGTAGCTCTTGTTTGTTCTCCGGTTAAACCAATCTGACGCTCTTGGCCAGCAAGAAGTTGTCCCTGTGTTGCTCTTTGTTCTGCTCCAGTCAGCCCAATCTGACGCTCTTGGCCAGCTAACAGTTCACGTTGTGTAGCACGTTGTTGTGCGCCTGTTAAATCAATCTGACGTTCAGCACTTTGAGAAGCTAAACGTTGGGTTTCAATTTGTCCGCGAGCAGATTCTGTTGCTGCAAAACGTGTGGCACCAGCAGACTGTGCAGCTGCATACTTAGTGGCTTCTGATTGTGATTGAACTCCTTGAAGATTAAATTGTCCAATCTTTTCGTTTGATGCACTTTGAACATTCAGCTCATTTAAACGTGCTTGATTATTAATGGCATTAGCTGTTTCTGCTTGGTTATAACCAAGGATGTCCATAATGGCATTGGACACACCTTGAATATCACCAAGATCAATAAGGTTGACGTTTTGCTTTGCCATAAAAGTACTCTTGAACTGCTTTAACTATTATAGAGTTGTTTCTGGATAAGTCAGATTCAAGTACGCAACCAAATACCTGCGGTGCCACGTTTTAAATCGCCAAAAGCACGTTGCCTTTCTGCTGTAGCAGAAGCTGCTAAACCAGCTTGCTGTTGCATAGACAGATTACGCGCAGCCTGTGCTGTTGGAGACAGTTCTTTCATGCGGAATGCTTCCATTTGACGGTTTAACTCTTGGTTGCGCATGTACTCTGTAAAAGGAAGCGAAGCTGCACCAAAAGCTGTAGCAGTACCAAGACCTAAAACGTTTTGTTTTAATTCAGTTTCTAACAGTCCAGGCTGCAATGCTTTTTGTAACTTGACATACTGGTCAATATCTAAATCAGTTGGAGATAAAGTTCCGGCGCCAGAGGTAGAAGGAGGTGAAGGAATCTGTTGAGTAAGTCCGCTTCCATACTGCTTTTGAAGTTCCTCTAAGGCAAGGTCAACTGTTTTACCAGTATTAAAATCAATGCCTTTGTATTTACCAACCTTGGACCACAGATCTTGAACGTTGAAGCCGCTAGGTTTAAAAGTAGTGCTACCAAAATAATTTGGAGTGCTTGGTTTGTAGAAACTACTAAAGTCCTGAGGCATGACCAGCCCCTCCTATCAGAAGTAACGGTACTGGGTAGAACCAGCTTGACCAATGTTGCTCATGAAACCTTCTGCCATCCGCTGAGCACCAAGCTGACCTTGCTGACGCATTGCAGCATCTGTAGCTAAGGCTGTTGCAAGCTGAGCAGCTTTAGCGCCACGAATCAGGTCAGCTTCTTTAGAACGCTGCTGATAAGCTTCTTGGTACGGAGCATAACGCAAAGCATTCTGCAAGCTCTGCATATACTGCTGTTGTTCAAACCGTGCTTGACTCTGAATAGCACCAAGAGGATCGGCATAACCTGCTGCACCTGGAGGACCAAACTCACTGAGGTTAGAAGGAGTCATCTGGCCTGCACCATAACCAGGAACATCAGGCAGTTGCGGAGTGCTGGCACCAGTAACCTGTCCGCCAAGACCAACAGCTTTAGAAATCGGGGTAACAGCCTTACCTGCAAGATTTGCGCCGCCAGCAGCAAGAGCAGGAACAGCTAAGCCGCCACCAATTAGTGCAGCGCCACCTAAACCTTTAGCAAGAGCAGCTTTGCCCATAACTTGCTGGCCAATAGGATTCAGAGTACTGGAACCGCCACGGGCAAATAACTGAGATGCTTTATAAGCTTCTGGAGCAATCTTTGCACCAAATGCAGTACCAGCAAGACGCGTACCGATAGCACTGGCAGCACCAGGAAGAACAGCACCTAAACCAGTGCCAAGTAAACCACCGCCAATTGTTTGGCCAATATCGCCACCACTGCGTTTGTAAGCTTCTGCTGCGCCTAATCCACCCCCAAATAAAGCGCTAATCAGTAATGGGTTCATGAAATTAAATCCTCTTAATTGTTATTTTAGAAGAACTATGCTTAACCAAAAAGACTACCGCCAGCACCACCAAGTCTTGCACCTAAACTGGCTCCAGCGGGACCGCCAGCAATGAACCCAATGCCTGCTCCAGCAAGTGTTCCAATGGCTTCACCAATGCCACGACTACCACCAGTCTGTGTGGTTGTTTGTTCAGGAGTACCTAAATACATTGTGTAACCTTTACCACGAGCTGCAGTGCCTACATTAGATCCATAACCACGTTCTTCTCTAGAAGAAGAAGGAAGACCGGAAGCACTGTTTTGTTTCTTATAACCAAGTGCTTTATCTAAAGCATTTATTGCTGCACCAAGCCAACTTGGTTGACCAGAACCAGAACCAGAGGCTAGTGCGCCAGTTCCACTTAAACCTGGCAAATTTAAAGAGCCACCCCAGTCAACACCAGGGGTCTGCCCCCAGTCGGTACCGCCTCCACCGCCGCCTCTACCTGCAGATCCCCAATCATATCCACCGATACTAGGTGCTGCACCTTTAAAAATATTATCTGTTTTAACGTAATTGTCGTAAAGTCCAGCCATTACTAATTCATGTAAGAAGTTAATTCTTGCCAACTAGAAACCGGTGGTTGGCCCAATGCTTCAGTTGCTGATTGGAAAGAACCGTATTTATGCTTTAAGTATTCTACCGGTTGTTCTTTCTTTAGACGGTTCTCTGCTTGTTTATTGAAGACGGCTTGAGAAGCTTTCTTTGCTAAATAACCAGCGCCAAGACCAGCAGCCACGAGGCCAGCAGCTACAGGTAATTTAGGTGCACCGATAGGTTCTTTCTGGCTAACTTCTTGGAGAAGATCTTGTAAATAATTAACACCACCTTGCGTTCCTTTCTTAATTGGAATACCTGCTTTTTCCACAGCAAGCCGGCGGCTAACTTGTTTGACTGCATCCTCCATTTCTGGAGTCCTTGTCATTACTGTTTGGGCATAACGCATTTTCTCTGGCAATGCTTTTTGCAGTGCTCCTGTAGTTCCAATAGCAGTTGCAGCACCAATAGCTGTGGATGCCGTAACAGGGAAACCAAAATATTGGATTTCAGGTTCATTTAATCCTTTTGCTGTGCCACGAATAATACCAAGAGGGCCAACAAAAGATTGCGTTTCAGGATCGACTTTTCCAAATCCATCTGGTTTCATCTGTTTATAACGCAGATACTGTTGATACGTTGGGTATGCAACTTCAGGACGTTCTTCTTTAAACGTTTGATACGGAAGAGGATCACCACGACGACCCGTAAAATAACGCAGTACAGATTCAGCAGCAGGGTTGGCAGAGGTACGACCTGTTGGATCTTCTTCTTTGGAAACTGGCAAGATACTTTTGAAGCCAGCGGGACGAGCACCTTGTAGTGGGTTGCCTACAGCACCGCCTAAAGCAGCAATAGCAAACGGAGTGCTGCGACCTAGTAGATCTGTAGTAAGGGGATCAAGTCCCATCTTCTCACCAGCAGCGCGTCCCACGTTGCGGCTAACAGCAAGAGCGTGGTTTAAAAACCAGTAGGTTCCGCGTGAGGCATCTGTTAAAACATCAAGGGCGCCAGTGGCTGCAGCCAGTGGAACATTACCTTCCTTTGCATATTGGATTGCTTCTTTTATACCACCATAAACAGCACGAGGTCCAGTTGCGCTACGACCTTGCTTTAAACCTTGTTCTACATAGTTACTAAATTCACTGCCAAATTTTCCAGCAGCGGCAACACTATTAGAGAGGTAATTAGGAATATCTGCAAAACGCATTAGAAGTACCGAGTTGTAGGAGTACTTAACATTTGATTTGCAATCTCAAAGGGACTAGGAGTACCGCCTTGAGAAATGTGATAAATGTAGCTCGGGAACTTATAGTTCCTGGCGTACGTTAATTCTAAACGACGTTGATGATCCATTGCTTCAGGACCACCTGCAACAATTGCTTGTGGTGTAGCAGCTAACTCAGCACCTGTAACATCTGCTTGTATACCAGTCTGAGTATTACGTCCACCACCAAATCCTTCTGGTAAAACAGAACTTGTTACTGCTTTAGTTAATGGATCAGTAACAGCCATTCCACCAACAAGACCAACGCCTAACTTACCGGCACCAGCAGCAAAACCTGCTAAACCCTGTGCAGCAGACGGTGGAATACCCATACCTGCCATTCGTTGAGCCATTGCAGGTTCAATCTGAGAAACGCCGGGTGCTACCTGTTTTAAGCCCGCCATAACACCACGTTCAACAGGACCACTGAGAACACCAAGTGTTGCAGCACGCATCAAGCTTTCAGGAAGAGGAGGTCCCTCCTGGCCCATGACTCGCGGTAACCCCTGTTCAAGTGCCAGGCTTATTGCACCGGTACGAGCAGCTTCTTTAGCAAACGCTTTGCCGCCAGCTGGAGCAACGATGGGGAGCAGGCGTTGTCCTGCTAAACGGAGAGCGGTTCCAATCATGAGATGCTAGTACCTTCTGAGCCTGGGAATTCTTTTCCTTTTTCAGCTTTTTGCTGAATTAATGCAGTTAATCCACCTGGATCAACTCGATCTTCTGGTCCTAAAACAGGACTGCGATCATAGTTTGCCAAGAAAGAACTCAGATAATCTGGTCCACTAATAGAAAACGGATCTTTACCAGTGTTAGGAATAGTTTGATTTGTTCCGGGAGCATTTGTTAAATCAAGTTTTTCATCAAATGCTCCGTACTGTTTAGCAGGAAATACAGGGTTTGTATCACGTAGGTTGGCTAAGTACTTGTTAAGAAACGCTTTTTCTCCTGCCATTTGCTGATCAACAAATGGACCCAAGGAGTCACCTGCATTATCTTTAGATGCAGCTTTAACTCTATTGAGATAAGGGATTTGCGTTTTAAACACAGTAGTTAGTTACCTTTCTTTTTCTT